TGTTGATTGGTGGTTCTTTAGTTGTTGGCTACCTAGTAGCCCAGCTCGTTCAGCTTGCAAAAGTTCTGAGTTGACTTATCAATAGGTTGCATATATAATCTCCTTGCTATTTGAGGGGATATATGCAGCCAATTGATTACAAATACATAGGTCTTATTTCATCACACCTACCACTCTTTACAAGAAAAAGAGATGGTACCTACAATTGCAGATGTGTTATCTGCGGTGACTCCAAAACCAATAAAAGAAAGAAACGTGCTTTCATCCTAGCTGAAGGAGAGCGCGTCACATACTATTGCCATAACTGCAATGCTTCACTAAGTCTCGCTAATCTCATAAAGACAGTTGATCCCATTTTGCATGACGAGTATTTAAAAGAAAGGCTGGCTGAAAAATATTCTTCGAAACAGGTCGGAATAACCGCAAAGGAGCGTGACATCACCAAGGTGGTTTTTCCTAAATACCTTCGTGAACAGGCCTTCAAGAGTCTGCAAAAGATATCTTCACTTCGTTATGATCACCCTGCCAAGCAGTATGTTGATAGGCGCAAGATTCCAACAAAGCACCATCACAAACTGTTTCTCGCATTAAAATTTAAGGAATGGGTCAATGGTATTGTTCCCGATAAATTTAATGCAGAGTCGCTTGCAAAGGATGAGCCAAGACTTGTTATTCCTTATATTGACATGGATGGTTCTCTTATTGGGTTTTCAGGAAGATCGTTTGATAAGAATAGCAAACTTAGATACATAACAATCGCTGTTGATACTAATAAACCGATGGTATATGGTTTAGACGCAATAAACAAGTTAGAGAAGATTTATGTCACAGAAGGACCTATTGATTCATTGTTCCTTCCAAATGCACTGGCGATGGGATCATCAAATAACTTGGGTGGCATCAAAGAGATCGCTGATGTATCGAAAGTAGTAATTGTTCATGATAATGAACCAAAGAATAAAGAAATTTGTTCAATCGTTGAAAAAGCAATTGATATAGGATACAATGTTTGTATATGGCCAAGCCATATTGAACAAAAAGATATAAATGAAATGGTATTGAGTGGTATGAAACCAGAGGACGTTAAACTTACTATCGACTGTAATACGTTCAAAGGACTACAAGCAAAACTAAAACTATTGCAGTGGAGAAAATGCTAGAAATAGAACGAAAAGCTAAATCATATCTTAAGTCGATGGATAAATTAGTCATGTCTTGTGATAATGATGAAGAGGTACGAATGCTAGCATGTGCAATGATGACTTCTGCCATAACCATTCTTCAAAATCAGATCGGTCCTAGGGCTTCACAAAAGTTAATAAATCACATCATGGAGGTAAGAGTAAATGCTTCAATCAACGATGGAGATGAACGATGAAACAAAACCTTCCAAACATAAACACTCAAGACGATTACTTCAGAAACAAAATCATATAAAGAAACAACTTAAGATAGCAAAGCAAAGGGGTGTTATAAAGCTATACGAGAGAGAAGCTCACCGCCTTGCTAAACACAATGCTATGGATTGTGGACAGTCAGGATGTCTACTCTGTGGTAACCCAAGAAAGGCTTTTGAGCAGAAAACAATACAAGAATTAAAATTTGAACAGACTGAGAAATGGATAGATGATGAAAGTGAAGTTAATAAGTTATTCGGAACCTAATGGAACATTACCAGCAAATATAGATGGTGTACAGGATCTAATAGGGTATTGTGCAAGAGTTTCAAATCCATCCAATCAGTCTAATACAGATACAACTGAGAGGTTAATACAATATTTAATAAAACATAAACATTGGTCTCCATTCGAAATGGTATCGGCTTGTCTCGAAATAGAAACAACAAGAGACATCGCAAGGCAAATACTTAGACACAGAAGTTTTAGTTTCCAGGAGTTTAGTCAGCGTTATGCGGACCCTACTCAGGAGCTAGATTTCACTTTTAGAGAAGCAAGGCTACAAGATACAACGAATAGACAGAATAGTATTGAAGTTGATAATGATTATTTGAAAGAGCGTTGGGAAGAAGAACAAGCTAGCGTTCTTTTAAGAGTCAAGCAAGCCTACAAATGGGCGATTGACAACGGTATCGCCAAAGAGCAGGCAAGAGTAGTGCTTCCAGAAGGGTTAACAGTATCTAGGCTCTATATGCAAGGTACAATCAGATCCTGGATTCATTACATCGAACTACGTACTGGTAACGGTACACAAAAGGAGCATGCTGATGTAGCCAAAGCATGTGCAGTTGAACTTACTAAAATATTTCCTATCATTGCAGAATATGTCCAACAATAACAATAATGAGGTAGAGATGCATCTTTCAGTTGTTCCTAAACAAAGACAATTACCAGAATATAACATTGAAATAAATTTAGAGAGAGATAAATTATTCGATGAGCATGGGTTGAAACGATTGAGAGAATCGTATATGCTCGACACAGAGCTTTCACCACAAGATAGATTTGCATACGTATCGAAGGCATTTGCATCTAATCAAGAACATGCACAGAGATTGTATGATTACTCTTCAAAGCATTGGTTATCATATTCGACGCCAATATTGTCTTTTGGAAGAACACAAAAAGGATTACCTATTTCATGCTTCTTGAACTTCATGCATGACAGCTCTGCTGGTCTAGTAGATAACTTATCAGAAACAAATTGGTTATCAATGTTAGGAGGTGGTGTTGGTATTGGATTTGGTATTCGTTCAGCTGATGAAAAGTCTACTGGTGTCATGCCACATCTTAGAATTTACGATGCTTCCTCTCTTGCATACAGACAAGGAAGAACTCGTCGTGGTTCGTATGCAGCTTACTTAGACATTGATCATCCAGATATTGCTTTGTTCTTAGATATGAGAAAGCCAACAGGTGATCCTAACATGAGAGCACCAAACTTGCATCACGGCATCAACATTACAGATGAGTTTATGCAGCTGGTTGAGAATTGTATGTTGGATCCTGAAGCAGATGATAGCTGGAAACTTGTAGACCCACATGATGGCCAGGTACGTGAAACAGTATCTGCAAAGCATCTGTGGCAGCAAATCCTTGAGCTCAGAATGCATACAGGGGAACCATATCTTCACTTTGTAGACACCAGCAACAGACATCTACCAAAGCATTTGAAAGATAAAGGTCTTAAAGTAAGACAATCTAATTTATGTTCTGAGATTGTTCTTCCTACTGATAAAGACAGGACAGCAGTTTGCTGTTTATCATCTGTTAATTTGGAGTATTATGATGATTGGAAGGGTAATGATCTTTTTCTTCGGGACATCGCTGAGATGTTGGATAACGTACTTCAGTACTTTATTGACAATGCTCCTAGCGCTATTGCTCGAGCGGTATACTCTGCCAGCCAGGAGCGCAGCATTGGTGTGGGGGCTCTTGGTTATCATGCTTATCTGCAGAAAAATAACATCCCATGGGAATCGTCGATGGCGGTTGGCAGAAACAAACAGATCTTCAAGCACATCAGGAGTAAACTAGATGTAGCGAATCTGGAACTTGGAAAAGAACGTGGTGAAGCTCCGGATGCTGCAGGCACTGGTATGCGCTTCAGCCATCTCATGGCTATTGCTCCCAATGCTAGCTCTTCTATCATCATGGGCAATACATCCCCTAGTATTGAGCCATATAGAGCAAATGCATATAGACAAGATACGCTCTCAGGAGCACATCTCAACAAAAACAAATGGCTAGATGCAATTATACGTAGATCTTGTGATCTTAACAAAGATTTAGACTATGATGAAGTATGGTCATCAATCATTGCTAACGATGGTTCAGTTCAACATCTAGAGTGGATGGATGACTGGACAAAGGATGTATTCAAAACATCGATGGAAATTGACCAGCGTTGGCTCGTACAGCATGCAGCAGATCGTCAAGAGTACATTGATCAAGCACAATCCTTAAACCTCTTCTTCAGACCTGATGTTAACATCAAGTATCTCCATGCTGTACACTTCCAAGCATGGAAGCAGGGACTAAAGAGCTTATACTATTGCAGAAGCGAGAAGTTAGCAAAGGCAGATAAAGTCTCAAAGCGTATTGAGCGTCAAGTGATTGAAGAGATCGATATGAAAGCTCTTGCAGAAGGAAACGAGTGTCTTGCATGTGAAGGATAGTTTAAGATGAAACCATCACATTTTTACTTTGATGATTCTATTCTTGAAAGAGAACATATTTTATTTCGTCATGCTAATTATGTTGGTCATAAACATCTTGTACCTGAACTAGGTAACTACTCTGTTGTTCCTCAGAGCGATGATGGATTGTTTCTACTTAATACATCTAATGGTATTGAATGTGTATCTAATGTTTGTAGACATAGACAAGCAACAATTCTAAAAGGATCTGGCTCTACGTCTAGTATTGTCTGTCCTCTACATGGATGGACTTACGATACATCAGGTAAGCTAGTTGGTGCTCCTCATTTTGATCCGTGTCCCAATGCATCACTAAGAAAGTTTCAGACTCAAGAGTGGAACGGATTGGTGTTTCAAAAAGATGCATTTGATATAGTTAGCGATCTCAAACAAATGAGACTCGCTAACCATTTTAATTTTGATGGGTACGTCTTTCACTCTAGAAAAGAGCACGAATGTAACTATAACTGGAAAACATTCATTGAAGTATATTTGGATGACTATCACGTGGATCCATTTCATCCTGGACTAGGTAACTTTGTTGATTGTGGTAAACTTGATTGGCAATTTGGTGATAGGTATTCTGTTCAATCAGTTGGTGTCAATAATCAATTAAAGTTGGCTGGTACTCCAGTTTATAAACAATGGCACAAAGTGCTACTTGATTATAGAAAAGGAGTTGTACCAGAGTTTGGAGCTATATGGCTCACAATATATCCTAATGTGATGGTAGAATGGTATCCAGAAGTACTTGTCATATCATCTGTGTGGCCAGTGACGCCACAGAAGACAAGAAATATAGTAGACTTTTACTATCCTGAAGACATCGCTCACTTTGAACAAGAGTTTGTTAAAGCTCATCAAGCAGCTTATATGGAAACATGCTTTGAGGATGATGAGATTGCAGAAAGAATGGACAGAGGTAGAAATCATTTGAACAATATGAGATTTGATGACTACGGTCCTGTTCATGATCCCATGGAAATTGGTTTAAAATATTTCTATGAGTATTATGACAGGTTTATCTTCTCAGATTGGACAAAAAAATAATGTATGAATTAATTTACTTACTTGTATGTACACACATTACTATTATATGTGTTACATTATTCTTACATAGAGGTCAGGCTCATAAATCATTAGTGTTCAATCCAATCCTATCTCACTTCATGAGATTCTGGCTATGGATGACGACAGGAATGGTGACTAAGGAATGGGTTGCAGTTCACAGATTACATCATAGATACTGTGATGAAGAGAAAGATCCTCACTCACCAGTTCATTACGGATTGTTAAATGTGTTGTTTAAAGGAGCTTTTCTATACAATAAAGCAGCCAGGGATAGAGTAATGGTTGATACATACGGTAGAGGAACTCCGGATGATTGGTTAGAAAGAAATGTCTACAGTAAGTATTCTTTTGTTGGTGTACTTGTTTTGCTTTGTATTAATATTATTTTGTTTGGCGTTATTGGGATTGGACTTTGGATATGTCAAGTCGCTTGGATACCGTTTTGGGCAGCTGGTGTGGTCAACGGCGTGGGACATAGCTGGGGATATAGAAACGGCGATACGAGAGAAGAATCTCGAAATGTTGTTCCGATTGATGTTCTGGTTGGTGGTGAGTTACTTCATAATAATCATCATCTTGATCCTAGTAATCCAAAGCTTAGTTTGAAATGGTTCGAGTTTGATATTGGATGGATGTACATTAATATTCTCAAATGGTTTAGATTAGTCGAGGTAAGCAAATGAAGAAGAGTTTACTTTTTATATTTTTATTAGCTGGATGTAGTTCTCAATATGATCTTTGTATAGAAAGAGAGAAGGAAGACTACAGACAAAGAAATCCAAAAGCATCATACGGTCAGATTATGTCCAAGCAACAAGAGTTTGAATTAACGTGTAGTAGCTTTAAAGGTAAGTAATGATTAATATAACAACCGCAGCTGCAAGTAAGATTAGATCAATAATCGAAGAAGAAGATCCCTCTCTTAAACTCAGAATCTTTGTTCAGGGTGGAGGTTGTTCTGGTTTTCAGTATGGATTTACTATGGAAGATAATCCTCCAGCAGAGGATGACTTCACATTTGAGAAAGATGGTATTCAGATTGTAGTAGATTCAATGAGTATGCAATATCTTAATGAAGCTGAGATTGATTATGAAACTTCTTTGATGGGTGCTGAGTTCAAAATCAAGAATCCCAACGTGAAGGCAACTTGTGGGTGTGGGTCATCGTTTACAGTCTAAATGAAAACGATTGCTATTTTTGTTCACCAACCAAGGTGTTCGGTGCAGTCAGGTAATGGAATAATCAAATCACTGACTCCTCATTATAGATTTAAGGTTTTTACTAAACATGAACTTGAAGATGACTTTTTTGATGATGTTGACATGGTGTGCTTTCCTGGTGGCACTGGCGATTCCGATAGTTGGAATCGTTTATTTAAATCTCATGTTGACCGCATCCGTAGCTTCGTTGCTGGTGGTGGGCATTACTTGGGTATATGCATGGGAGCGTATTGGACGGGACCTGACTACTTTAACATACTTGATGGCGTTCAAGTAAGTCAATATATAACTCGTCCCAATACAGATACTAGAAGACCACATGCAAAGCAAATGAAGGTTACCTGGAACGGTCAACCAGAAGAACTCTTTTTTTATGATGGGTGTGCGATCGTAGGTGATGAAACTAAGTACAGTGTGGTATCACGCTATCCAAATGGCGATGCTATGGCGATCATACAAAATAGAGTAGGATTGATTGGATGTCATCCTGAAGCTGAGCAACACTGGTACAATAGTTACTCATGGATGAAGAAACGCTGGACAGGCAACAAACACAATTTACTACTTGACTTCGTGAACAAATTAATGGAGAATTGATATGGTGGGTGAAATACCATATATGATAGCAAGTAGAGGACAGAGATGGCAGAGATACTAAAGTTCCCAAACAATAAAAGCAAGAACAGTAAAGCAAAAGTTCAGGATGATGTTCTGATTGAGGAACATAGAATCAAGTTACTTGGTCTGTATGCTCAAATGGAGCACGTTGTGAAAGAGATCAATTACCACAAAGAAGTGCTTGCACTGTTAGAAAAAGGTAGAAAAAAATAATCAAAATAAATAATGAAAGACCTACTTAAGTTTTTACCTCAGGTACTACAAGCGTTACCTGAGGTTGTCAAGTATATCAAATACATTCCTATCCTCATGGTCCTTGGTGGCATTGGCTACGGAGTGTATATGTTCTTTATGAACTACAAAGACCCCTATAAATGTTATAACAACCAGCTTTTTGAACAGAAAAGCATTCTCTCTGATGTCTATATTTTTAATGGTGAGATTTGTATAGAGAACACACCACAGAAGGATTAAATGTCAGACGATATTAAAAACGACCTTAAAAAATATAAGCCAAAGAAAAAGAAACTCACAGTCCCTGAAGAGTTTTTAGACAACGCTAAGAGCTATGAAGATAAGTTGATGCTAGTCCAGCATCTGACAGAAAGAGAAAAGGGAAGAGTTATGTTAATTATTAAATCCATGTTGAAAGATGCAGTAAGTAAAAAGAATAAAGTATGAGACCTCTACACTATATCTCTCGTGAAAAAGAAAAAGAACTGATTGATAAACTGATAACGGTAGTCGATAATGAAGACTTTGATCCCAACACCACGGCTATCATTCAAGCATCAGTAGACTTTGCTGGCACAGCTGCAATGCATTTTGCACATGCGTGGTCTGTCAAAGGAGAGATCATTCCGATCATACCAATTGAAGTAACGTATCCAGGAGAACCATACGAGTATGTCGTAGAAAAGTTTCACTATGACATGCACTGGCATCTTAGCCATAAGAATTACAAGAAGTTTGTAGTAGTTGAAGCAGGAATAATTCGTGGTGGCAATTGGAAATGGATCCTAGAAGAATTTAGAGAGCTAGGGTTTGGAAGAGATAAAATAACTTTGGTAACACTGTGTGAGAATATTCATAGTATTGTGAAATCAGATTATGTCGGTGAGTATTACGACGACGAAAAGGAAGATCTAACTTTCTATTTCGAAAGATATAACAAACATTGGCCGGTAAGATAAATGAAAACAAAATTAAAATTAACAGACGAAAGAAACAACTTTAAACCATTCCATTATCCATGGGCATATGATTCGTGGTTGAAGCATGAACAAAGCCACTGGATGCACACTGAAGTTCCAATGCTTGAGGATGTCAAGGATTGGAAAAACAAACTAACTGATCAAGAGAAGCAGTTCTTGACTCACATCTTTAGATTCTTCACGCAAGGAGATGTTGATGTTGCAGGTGGATATGTAAAGAACTATCTTCCTTACTTTCCACAACCAGAAGTAAGAATGATGTTAGCTGGGTTTGCTGCTAGAGAAGCATTACACATTGCTGCATATTCACATTTGATTGAGACTCTTGGTATGCCAGAGTCAACTTATAATGAATTCCTTCAGTACCAGGAGATGAAAGACAAGCATGATTACGTTCTTAATCTTAGCTCACAGAGTGGTGATGCTGCTACTACTGCTACTCATATTGCAGTATTCTCTGCTTTCACCGAAGGGATGCAACTATTCAGTTCCTTTATCATGCTTCTTAACTTCCCCCGCCATGGCAAAATGAAAGGTATGGGTCAGATTGTTACTTGGTCGATTGTCGATGAGACAATGCATGCTGAGTCAATGATCAAACTATTCAGAACATATGTCGAAGAGAACAGAGATATCTGGAATGATGATTTGAAAGGCAGAATATATACAATTGCAGAGAAGATGGTCGAACTTGAAGACAAGTTTATTGATCTTGCCTTCTCATTAGGACCAATGGAGGATCTCAATGCAGAAGATGTTAAGCGTTATATTCGCTATATTGCTGACCGCAGGCTTATTTCTCTTGGTCTTAAAGGGATTTTCAAAGTGAAGAAGAATCCATTGCTATGGGTCGAGGAGATGATTAATGCACCTACTCATACTAACTTCTTTGAAAACAGAGCAACAGACTATGCGAAAGGAGCACTCTCGGGTAACTGGGAAGATGTTTGGGCGAAAGCTGCTTAAACATAAATAAAGAAGACCACTAGGGTCAAAGTCAGAGCCTGTCGTAGCTTCGTGCTACGGCGGGCTCTTTTGTTATGAGGATCAAATATTACCAATATATGAAATTATATACTATCCACAAACAGGAGAAAGCATGAAAAAGCTATTACTATCCTTACTATTATTATCTGGTGTTGTAAATGCTGCTGAATTTACTGGGGCAGGAGCAACATTCCCATTTCCAATCTATGCTAAGTGGGCAGAAGCATACAAAGCACAGACTGGTATTGGATTGAATTATCAATCTATCGGTTCAGGTGGCGGTATTCGTCAGATCAAAGCCAAGACAGTTGACTTTGGTGCAAGCGATATGCCATTAAAGAAAGATGAGCTTGATAAAGAAGGTCTAGTACAGTTTCCAGCCATCATTGGTGGAGTTGTACCAGTGTTTAATCTAGACGGCATTGATGCTGGTAAGTTAAAATTAACTCCAGACATCATTGCAAACATTCATCTTGGTAAAATTACTAAATGGAATGATAAAGCGATTGCAGAAATCAATCCTGGAGTAAATTTACCTGCTATGAACATTACAGTTGTGCACCGCGCTGATGGTTCAGGTACTACATTTATCTGGACAAACTTCTTGGGCAAAGCTAACGCAGAGTTTGCAAAATCTGTAGGTGAAGGCACAGCAGTTAAATGGCCAGTAGGGGTAGGTGGTAAAGGTAACGAAGGTGTTGCAGCACAAGTACAGAGACTGAAAGGTGCCTTTGGTTACGTGGAGTATGCATATGCTAAGCGTAATAAGATTCCTTATGCAGCATTGAAGAATCGTGACGGCAACTTTGTATTACCTGACGATACTACATTCAAAGCAGCAGCTGCTAATGCAGATTGGAATAATGCTCCAGGAATGTACTTACTATTAACATGGCAGACAGGCAAGGATGCATGGCCAGCAACAGGTGCAAGTTTTATTCTAATGCACAAGCAACAGGCAGATGCATTGACAGGTCGTGCAGTTCTTAAATTCTTTGATTGGAGTTACAAGAACGGTGGTCAAATGTCAACAGAGTTAGAGTATGTTCATATGCCACAAGACGTAATTAAACTCGTACAGGAAAACTGGAAGAAAGACTTCCGTGGTCCAGACGGCAATCCAATTTGGAAATAAGGAACAGCAATGAAATCATTTACAAAACTAGCACTATCAGTGGCATTGGTATTCTCTGTACCTGCTTATGCAGATGACTATGTAAATACACTTCGAATCCTTAAAGACAAGGGTGTATTGACACAAAAGGAATATGATGTCAAAATCCAGGAACATGAAGAAAAAGCTGAAAACCGAAAGTTCTCGGAATTCAGAATCGACAAAGATGTTAGCGAAAACAATAAGTGGAGACAGGCCAGAGCAAATGATGGTTCAGTCACAGAAAACGGAATCGGACTTAAAAGTAAAGATGGAAACAATACCATCCAACTTACAGGTCGATTACATATGGACTATCGTCAGTACACCCCGTCCTTCGGTACAGGTCAAACCACGGATACGTATCAGAACGTAGCTGAAGTTCGCCGTACAAGGTTTGGAGTACGTGGTCAATTCCAAAAAGACTTTAAATATGAAATTGTAGGTAATCTAGGTAATGATGTTGGAGCTGCCAGCTCATCAACAACAATGGATGTTGCTTGGGTCAACTATGCAGCTAATCCAGAAGCTCAGTTTCAGTTTGGTCTTTTTAAGATGCCATTCAGTCTTGAGCAGCTAACTAGCTCCAATAACCTTGATTTTATGGAACGAAGCCTGATTGGTCAGGTCGAGGGTGAGTTCATTCCTGCTAAAGAAACAGGTTTCATGCTACATGGTATTCCTAAACCAGGTCTTACTTACGCAATGGCTGTAAGTCGCGGTAGAGGTAACAAAGATGCTGTAACAGATAGTCTTGATTATATTGGTCGTGTTACTACTAACATTGCCGAACTAACTGGTAGCAAGGCTTACACAGCACATCTAGGAGCTGCCTATAGTGTAGGTGATATCAAAGGTGGAGTTACTCCTGCTAGTGGTAGAACAGAATCAAGAGGACAAAATGCTTGGTTTACTGGTCCAGCATTAGTTGGAGAAACATCAAGAACTCGTCAAGGTCTAGAAGCTGCAATTGCCTACCAAGGATTAAAAGTTCAAGGAGAGCAGTTTGAATTCAACTATGATCCAACTACTGGAAATGATCAAAAAATAATTGGTCATTATATTCTTGCAACGTACAACCTAACTGGAGAGAGTCATAATTACAAGGACGGTGTGTTTAGTTCAATCAAACCATCCAACCCAGTTGACAAAGGTGGTAAAGGTGCATGGCAAGTCGGAGTTCGTCTGAGCGAGTTTGATGCATCTCCTATAACTGTTGTTGCTGGCAAATCCAACAGAGCGGTCTCTACTACCTACGGTATAACTTGGTTCGCTACAGATAACCTCAGATTTATGGTTAATTATGTAGATACCAAGTTTGATCACTTGGTAGGGTCTTCTGGCGGTAGAGTGACTGGAGATAGGGCAGTAATGTTCCGAAGTCAGTTCAACTTCTAAATTAAAGGCGCTTAGGCGCCTTTTTTTATAATGATAAATATTCACTCCGCACCTAGGAGTGTAACATGAAAATCATAGTCGCGTTCTTTGTTCTTTTAATGGCGTTGATCACAGCATTAACATCATCTGCTCAAACCTCTACTCAGTATAGTTTATCTTTTATAAAAAATAAAGATGGTCAAACTATGATTTTGGATGATGAGAGAGATTGGAAGTTTGTTGGATCAGCAGCAATATTTGATCTATATATTGACAAGTATATGTTTGATCAAGTCAAACAAGAGTACGATCTTCATGGTGTTACCATTTACAAAGATGGTGAAGAGCAAAAATTTGATGGTTTACCATTTGAAATCAAAAAGATATATACATTTGGACATCTAATTTGTAAAGATAGAGTACTGTATATTACTAATCAATGGTATACAACAAAGGATGGTGTAGTTGTGTATAGTCAAGTATATGAATATGGTGAATATGCCTCTGATATGAATGATCCAAACACAACAAGACATCTGGTTTACATTTCACTGTGTGGAGATAAGGTATGATTGGTGACGAAAAAGATATAAAAATTTGTAGAACTTGTGATTCAGAATTTGTGGTTGAAGGTTATAATATTGATGAAGATATTTCATTCTGTCCATATTGCGGTCACGTATTCGACTCAGATCTAGATGAGGAGTACTACGATGACGACAACATTGAATGATTGGAAACTTCAAGGCCGAGCTATTATTGAAATCCCAGAAGGTAAGTACGGATTCGTTTACAAGATAGTAAATTTAGTTAGTGGAAGAGAGTACATAGGAAAAAAGTTCTTTTACTCTCAAAAAACTAGACAAGTTAAAGGCAAGAAGAAAAAGTACAAAGTAGAATCAGACTGGAAAGATTACTATGGTTCTAATGAAGAACTATTAAAGGATGTCAATTCTTTGGGTAAAGATAATTTTGAGAGATATATACTCTACCTATGCAAATCAAAAGGTGAGTGCACTTACTTTGAGTCCAAGTGTCAATTTGAATTAGATGTTCTCTTATATCCTGAAAAGTATTATAATACTTGGATAATGTGTAAGGTACACAGAAAGCATATACAATCAATCGCGGGGTAGCGCAGCGGTAGAGCGGTGGACTCATAATCCACAGGTCGGAGGTTCGATTCCTTCCCCCGCAACCAACATGAGATATTATGAGAGATGATGTAAAGTTTGCTATAGCTCAAGCACATACAAGGTACGGAAGATTCTTTTTCTTTCCTAATGATGATCCTATCGGAGCTTGTCTTCACTTTTATGGTGAATGGGCTCAACAAGAATTTTCCTTATTCGATAAATTCCTAACTAAAAACTCATGTGTACTAGACATAGGTGCCAATATAGGCACTCATGCTGTATATTTCAGCAAGAAATGTCATGAGGGGCTTGTAGTTGCTGTTGAACCTCAGTTGTATATACATCAACTACTATCAACTAATCTTCTCTTCAATGCATGTCTTAACACCATCCCTGTTATGGCAGGTGCTTCTAGTGAAAGAAAATCAATCAAGGTAATTAATATTGATCCTCTTTCTCCTTCTCCTAAATTAAATTATGGTGAATTCAAACTCAAAGACGAAGATAAGGGTGCCTATGTCGAATGCTACCCAATTGATTACCTATCAAGACAATTCGAAAGACTTGACCTTATTAAGATTGACGTAGAAGGACTTGAAGTAGATGTGTTGAATGGTGCCAAGCAGACATTAAGCAAGTTTAAGTCGCATTTATATCTTGAATTCAATGCCAAGCAAGGAGCTCCTGATCTTTACGAAAAGATTATTCAACTTGATTATGTTCCATATTGGCATGTATATACAAAGTTTAATCCTGATAACTTTAATCGTCAAACGCAGAATATTTGGGAGCTAGATAACTTTGTCATTGATGAGTCTACACTTGACAAACGATATGAAGCTAATATCATTTGTATTCATAAAGACAATGAACAGCCTACAGGATTGAAAAGAGTTGAGGAAGGTGAAAATATTACTACGTATCTTAAGGCTGAGGGTCTTCTCTCGTAGGTACTTCACAATCAACCCATTTGAGGTTATTGTATTTGTTGTAAAGCCAGTTACCTTTTGGAATTAAGCATCGTCCTAATTCTGGGTATACATCTATCCTTACTTGAACTACTGCCCATACCAACCAAGCAAGATATATTGAAACTACAACCCCTATTCCATATTTCCAAGCGTTGCACTTGATGATTTCTAGTCTGCGACGTTTTTTTTCTGCTGCTATTTTATCAGCTTTTCTTTTTTTTACCCAAGCAGCAGCTTGCTGCTTTTTCATTCTCTCCATCATTTTCTCTACACGTGTGTAAAGATCGCCTAACTCTGGAGGACAGTTGTATACCATCAATTCACGTAGTTCTGCTTGCATAGCAGTGAGACGGCTTTGCATTAAAACTCTTTGCAAAGCTCTTTTACCAAGACTTACTTCACCAGTATATACTTCATTATCATGCTTCTCTTCTTCCTCAAATATTGCAGAGCACTTAGCGTAATTTTCAAAATATACACCTAGCTCTTCACCAATCTGAGTATAGATATCATTTGGCTGCTGCTTGCTTAATTCTAAAACACGATTCTTTTCTTGAATGTATTGGTTGCGCTCAGCAGTAGTAGGAGGAATATCTTTATGACGAAAGTTAAACTGCTCTTCAAGATCTTTTAACACTCCCTTCACATCACCCGCTGCTCCGGCTATTTCTTTATATAACTCACAACCTTTCTTTACTGCTTGAACGGCACCATTCGCTAATGCGAAAAGTGTCAGTGGATCCATTTAAGGTTTAAGTTCTCCTCTTGCAATCAGTACTTGTTTATTCTTCTGATGCATTTCTTGAACCAATTCTTTATTCTCTCCTTGGTACGCCACAGCATAGTTGTTTTGACACAACCATTCATTAAGACTTTTACCATCTTCCATTACAAATACACCAAGTATTCTTCCAAACTTGTCATCGACATCTGTCGACTTCAAAGTTCTAATTGTTTGCCAAGATCCTAGTGGTAACTTTTCTGCTAGTTTCTTTTTTGAAAGGAGTCCTCTAGGTTTTTCCTCTTCGTTAGAGGTTCTAGATTCCGGTGTGTCGATTCCTGCCATTCTGACTCTTTGATTGGCAAGAATGATATTGAAACCCAAGTCAAGATCAATATCAACGGTATCACCATCTAATACTTTGTTAATCCTGCATCTATATTGAAACATTTTTGAATCCTTTAGGTTATTTTGTATTTTATTACTTTCTTCAATGAGTCTGCATAGAGGGTCACATTTTTATCAGTAATATCTAACCACGGTCTCCAAAAATCATATGTAAGATTATTAATAGCTTTAGTGAAATGGTGATACCCATTCCTCTTCAAATCAACGAACTCACAATAGAAAGTTGCATTTTTATCCACTACAGTCTCAATATTGAAAGTTGGGATTTGAAAACCATATAACATTTATTCCTCTTTTTCTGGTGTTTCTCCAGGTCCAATGGAAGGATCAGCAGAATCAAGAAGGTTTAGTTCTTCGAGCTGAGGATCAATTTGGTCCTGAATGTAATTTATGAAATTTGCCACGTCCTGAAATGGCATTCTTAGAAATGGCTTCATCATAAAGTTAATTTCTTCAAGGGTCAATTCAAGTTTGATTTTGGTCATAAAAACTCCATATGTTAAAAATAATAAAAACTGCACTACTAGTGGTATTTATGTTGACTTATTTAAAAGTTTACACTAAGATCCCTAAATCTGTGATCGGAGATTTTAATGAAACAAGTATTTATTTTTGATGTAGATGGTACTGTAACACCCAGTAGGGATGCTATAGATCCTGTATTCCGCAAGTGGTTGAAAAACTGGATGCGCAACAAACAGGTGTATTTTGCTACTGGTAGTGATTATGCTAAAACTCAAGAACAACTCGGTAATGATGTTCTAGACATTGCACAAGCTGTGTTCTGCTGTGCTGGGAATGCTATTTATCACAAAGGAAAGCTGATGTACCAGAGTAAATGGACTTTGAAAGAGCCAGCTGTACAGTGGCTCAATGAGCAGCTTTTCAAAAGTCTTTTCACAGGTAAAACAGAACGTCATATAGAAAACCGTATTGGTCTAGTCAATTTCAGCATTGTTGGTAGAGCTGCAGATAAAGAACAGCGCGCTAAGTATGTGGAGTATGATAAAAAGAATGGTGAACGTAAAAAAATAGCTAAACTGTTCAACGATAAGTTTGGTGGTCAAGCCATAGCCCAGGTTGCTGGAGAGACTGGTATTGATATTATGGAACCAGGAAAAGACAAGGGTCAGATTGCTCAGTACTTCATTGAACCATTCGTTCACGTGTATTTTTTTGGTGACCAGATGGATGAAGGCGGTAATGATTATCCGCTTGCTGTATCTTTGAAAGAAGCATATATACAGATGGGGCAAAGTAAGGCCACCACAGTGAAAGTGAAGTCGTGGAAAGATACATTTGATTATTTACAGAAGATGGAGAAAAAGTAATGAAAGCTTCAAGTAACTTTAAAATTAATAAAGAAACAAAACGCGTACTCGCTACCTTCATTGATCGACATGAGCGTGGAGAGTACCTTCGAACAATGGTCGGTGCTCAGCTAGCATATGAAAAAGCTAAGCGTGAAGCCTTTAAAATGAAACGAGTTGACTCTGGTGAAGAATAATGGAAGTTAATGAACTCTCAAAAAATGCTAAGGGTGGTACTGAACTCATGCTCGAGGCATTGCATCGTAACGTCTCAGAAGATCTTCTTCAATATTTTCAAATCATTCCTTCAAGAGTCAGAGAGGTAGATGACTCAAAGATTAAAATATATTGGCTCCATGATTTACCAGGCGATCCTGAATCCGAGCATCTCAAAAATGGTGGATGGAATCGATTTGACAAACTTGTGTTTGTCTCTAATTGGCAGATGCAAGCGTATCAAAAACATTATGGTATGCCATGGCACAAATGTATTGTTCTACACAATGCTATCGAACCAATTCCACAAGTAGAGAAACCTAAAGACAAGATCAAGTTGATCTATCACACGACACCTCATCGAGGTTTGGAGATTCTTGTTCCTGTGTTTGAGAAGTTAGCAGAAGAGTTCGATAACATTGAACTAGATGTTTACTCGAGCTTCAAGATCTATGGATGGGAACAAAGAGATGAACCATACAAACCTCTCTTCGATGTTTGTAAATCACATCCTAAGATCAACTATCATGGTTCTGTTCCTAATGAACAGATCAGAGAAGCACTTCAACAAGCTCACATCTATGCTTATCCAAACATTTGGATGGAGACATCTTGTATTAGTTTGATCGAAGCTATGTCTGCAGGAGTGTTCTGTATTCATCCTAACTATGCTGCATTGTATGAGACTGCTTCTAACTGGACGTGGATGTATCAGTGGCATGAGAATCAACGTGATCATGCTAAAGTATTTTATGAGTTGACTCGTGAAGCGATTCGGATGTACAATAGTAATGACGTTGCAACAACTCTAGGTGCTCAAAAGGCCTACATAGATGCTTTCTATGGTTGGCATAACAGAAAACATCAATGGACTAATCTGTTGTCATCCATGCTCAAAGATCTCAAACGGATAGACTATATTCCAAAATGATTATCATTGACTTTAACCAAGTCTGCATCTCTAACTTGATGATGCAGATTGGTAACCATACTAACCTTGCTGTTGAGGAGGGTCTTGTTCGCCACATGATCCTCAACTCACTTCGTCTATACAATCAGAAATTTGGCAAGATATATGGTCAAATGGTTATTGCTTGTGATGATAAGAACTATTGGCGTAAAGAAATATTTCCTTACTACAAAGCAGGTAGAAAGAAAGCTAGAGAGGAAAGTGATATTGACTGGCCATCTCTCTTTGAGACTCTAAACAAGATTAGAGATGAAGTTAAACAATATCTACCATACACTGTTATTCAAATAGATAACTGTGAGGCTGATGACATTATTGCAGCTCTCTGTATGAACAGTGAAGAGGATGTATTGATTCTCTCTGCTGACAAAGACTTCATTCAACTTCACAATGAACGAGTGATTCAGTTTGATCCTATTCGCAAACGAAATGTACAAGTCGAAGATCCTAAACGCTACTTGAAAGAGTTAGTGATCAAAGGTGATAGTGGTGATGGGATTCCTAATGCTCTGTCTAGTGATAATTGTTTTGTGGATGGCATACGACAAAGGCCAGTCAATAAACAAAAGCTCAATATGTGGCTTGATATGCCTTGGGCAGATGTTATGAATGTACCAGAACTTAAAATTGGTATTGAAAGAAATCTAAAACTAATTAGCCTTGCTCACATACCTGAAACAATAGTCAAAAAGATTCTTGACGAATACAAAGCTCAGCTTGCGACACCTAAAAAGGTAAATATTATTGGTTACCTTCAGGAACATAAGTTGAAAATATTAATGGAACACGCTGGAGATTTTTAATGAAATATAGTTTGTCTGAAATCCTGAAGACTGCTTCGGAGCTTGAAACTAAACAAGAACGTATAGAGTATTTAAGAAGAAATGACTCTCCAGCTTTGAGAGCATTGCTTAAATATACATACGATGAAAAGGTCAAATTCCTTCTTCCAGAAGGCGAGCCTCCATACAAACCAAATACACTTCCTGATCAAGAAGGAATTTTGTATAGTGAGCTTCGAAGACTTTATTTGTTCATAGAAGGTGGTAATCCAAACCTCAAACCTTCTAGAAGAGAGTATTTGTTTGTTCAGCTTCTTGAAACTGTTGATCAAAACGATGCTAAGCTGTTGTTAGGTGTCAAAGATAAAAAGATACCTTACAAGAATATAACTAAGAAATTTGTTCAAGAGATATATCCAGGACTACTAGAGAATTGAGATGGGAAAGACTAATAAACAGTTTCGTTCTATTGACGAGAAACAACACCATGTTTCAAAAGCAATAAAAAAAGAAGCTAGTGATAAATCGGTTAAATACATAGATAGAGCTTTAAAAAATAAACGATATGAGGTTTTTTACGACGAACTAGATTTTGCTAGAGAAGAGGAGCACTGGGATGAACGATAAAGATTGGTTTTGGCACAATAAAGTAATGGACTGGGTTGAAAGCGGACTCATTTCCCTTTCCAACTGGGTCTGGAAGAAAAGACATCCACCAACCCCTAAACCGCGCATAGCGCCTACACTAGATGAAATTCCGAAAGAGAACACGCCTAAAAAAAGAACTCCTAGAAAAAATACTAAGACTCAGAAAAAGGATGAGTGGTCAGTGAAAGAATAATATGAAATTATTGGGATTGAGAATCAACGCTCATGATAGTAACTTTACTTTATATGATGGTGAAAAGTTAAGGTACCACAAAACTGAAAGAAGTAAACAAGAAAAGCATCACGCTTCAATGGGTCTATTTGATTGGAGGGGTGATGTTAAACGAGCGTTCGGAGTCTCTGTTGATGAGATAGATAAAATATGTATCTCTATGGAAGAGACTACAATCAACGAGTTTATTTCTGACGCTCAAGGTGCTTCATCTGATCTAGTCAAAAAATGCACGGGGTTTCCTGTTCCATGTGATGTCTATCAGATAGACCATCACTATGCTCACGCCTTAAGTTATGTTCCATATATGGAACCTGACGTCTCAATTATCATTGATGGTATTGGTGACAATGAAGTTCCTTGGTCAGTATTCAAGAAAGGTAATCTTGTCGAAGCGGGTGATGTATGGGCACATGGGTCGATTGGGTTGTTAATGAATGAGTTTGGAAAGTTTGCCGGCATTAGCTACGGACATGAAGTAGATATTGCTGGTAAAGTCATGGGACTCCAGTCATATGGTAAGTTTGATAAAAAGTATTTTGACACACTAAGTTTTGCCGACATCTACAACGCCAAGATGTTGTTCAACTTTAATAGATGGAATGACTATATTGGAGATCCTTTGCTGGGTAAACAACGCATGCTTGACTGGATCAATACAGTTCATGTTAAAGCTGGCGAAGTTATTCTATCGTTTTTCCAAAAACACTGTAAGCCAGATGACGTCATTTTTTATTCTGGTGGAGTTGCTCAGAATGTAATATGGAACACTGTTCTCAAGAAACATTTCAAGAACTTAGTTATCTTACCCCACTCAGCAGATGATGGCATCAGCATAGGTGCAGTGGAGTGGCTTAGAAGAAAATATGATCAACCTAGAATTGAACTTACCAATTTTCCATTCAGTCAGACAGATGAAGCTCCTAGCGATGAGCCCACAGACGATGTGATAGACTTTGTAGCAAAAGTTCTATCACATGGCAAAACAGTAGCTTGGTATCAAGGTAGTGGGGAGATTGGTCCCAGAGCTCTTGGTAATAGATCTATTCTAATGGATCCAAGAATACAAAACGGAAGAGAGATTATCAACAAGATCAAAAAGAGAGAGCAGTACAGACCATTTGGTGCTTCTATTCTTTCAGAATATCGTGAAGAGTATTTTGATCTAGAGTTTGATAACCCATACATGCTTTATGTTGGTAAAGCCAAGACTGATAAACTAGATGCTATTACTCATGTTGATGGTACGTGCAGGGTACAGACTGTAGAACCTGATAGTGGCCACTTCAGAAAGTTATTAGAGAAGTTTCATGAGTTGACAGGATGTCCTGTTCTTCTCAATACAAGTTTGAATCTCGGTGGAAAGCCTATTGCTGGCTATACCCATAACGCTGAACAACTTTATTACAATACACATCTAGACTATCTTGTGATAGGTAACAAAATTTATACTGAACAATATGGCAAAGTATACTTTCCTAAATACACTTTCGAATAATGTTGAGGAACATATAGTCCGTATATCTGACTATGATTCGTTCATCAAAGACAATCCTCATCTCCAAAGATACTTTGATCCCTCTGATACACTTAACATAATTGGTGGTGTGGGAGGCATCAAAACCGATTCTGGTTTCAAAGAAGTTATTTCTAAAGTTGCAGAAGCGCATCCCAGTAGTCAATTGGCAAATAAAACTGTTACAAGGACAGCTGCTCAAGTGAAAACTGATCAAGTTAAAAAGAAACATGGGTTAGGTTAGTGAGAACAAAATACTTCGAGCATAAATTACTTCCTAGACTTGAAATACCGAGAGTAGAGGTTGATGGTAAAAGATACTATGTAACTCCAAATGGTGACAGATATCGTTCTGTCACTACCATACTTTCAAAACTATCTGCAGATGGCATAGCAAAGTGGAGAAGTAAGGTCGGTGAACAAGAAGCCAATCGAATTGCTAGCAAAGCATCGAACAGAGGAACTAAGTTACATACAATGATGGAAGACTACATTGGTAACTCAGAAGACTTTGCGTTGAACAAAATGCCAACAACAACCTCTTTGTTTCTAGATCTTCAACCTTTTGTTGACAAATATGTTGATGAGGTGTATGGTATCGAATATCCACTCTACTCAGATAGACTACGTGCAGCAGGTACTTCCGATCTTATCTGTAAGTACAATGGTAAAGTTACAGTTCTAGATTACAAGACTGCAAACAAACCTAAAAGAGAAGAATGGATCCAGAACTATTTCATACAATCTACTGCCTATGCTTTGATGGTGAAAGAGAGATATGATCTAGATGTTGAACAGATTGTTATTATGATCGCCGTGGACAACGATAGTCCTCAGGTGTATGTGAAAGATCCAAGTGAATACATTGAGAGCTGCATTAACATTTTTGACAATAACTAGTGTTGTTGGTTGTGCATCCACTAAACAAGAACAAGGTTCTGTTTACATGGAAGATGTTATTGTTGAGCATAAGATAGTTAGATCAACATCAAATACTCCTAGACCTCGAGGTGGTCCAATCGTCAGTGGTGATAACATTACGATTGGTACAATGATTGTCAATTCTCCTGGCGCGAAAGTCGATAACTCTGTTCACATGAGTCAGTCCGTGCAAGGTGGTATTCCTCGTTTTGATGCAGTACGTTCCAATGATAATTATGATGCAGATCGTGATTTCTTCAAAAAAACATCAGAAAACTTTGGCAAAGTTGTTCCAGGACTGATGATGATGTTCATCAAATAGCGCATGAAACCAGGGTGTTGACTTATTTTTCCAAATAACTTACTATAACATTGTTGTACTTAGTTAATATTTTATTATGGAGAAATATATGTCTGCTGTGATCAATGGTAAGCAAGTACTCAAACAATATGGTATCAAGACTGATTCAGTTGTCAAAGCTATTCAACAAGTTGGTGAAGATATTGGACTATCCTCAGATCCGTTATCTTATGCTAACTCTATCATCTCTGATCTTGGCGGTAGTGATCAGTATGATCTCGCTTCTGCTCGTATTATTGCCAAAGCGCTTGTTGAGCAAGCAATAATTCAACCTGATTACGATCGTCCTGAAGCTATTGCAGTCGCTGACTCTAAGCTCGAGAAGATCAAGAAGACTATGCCTTATGTGTTCAATCCAGATGAGGTAGCATCATCTACATCCACGACCAGAGTTAAGGCTATCAAGTCTACTAAGTCTAATGACAAAAAGGATCGTGCTAAGGCTATCTTTGATGCAAACAAGGACAAGACCAATGGAGAGATCGCTCAGATGATTGCTTCTGATCTTAACATTACATATGCAAATGCATATTACTATGTTTCACGAGTCTTCAAGCGCTAACACATAGAGCTTGTTCCCTGCCACTAAATACAGTGGCAGGGTTTTTTTATTGGGAGAAACATGAGGCCACATGAAATAAATGAATCGCAAGATTTTATTAAAGCATATTACACTGAGAGATTAGATATAATTGAAGATATTACTCTTTATTATAACGAACACACTCATATGGCAGAGGAAGGAAAAACTTCTCATTTTATTGTCAATAAAGATGTAAAACACAGCTTTGATTTACCGTTACTTGATCCAGATGTATTCAACAACTACATGCAGAATATTGTAACTCCATGTATGGATACTTACATAAAAGAGACAAGGTGTTTAGAGAATATTTGTGGTATAGCTCACATGGAAAGTGTTAACATTCAGCGGTACCCTCCTGGAGGAGGTTATCCTGCTTGGCACTGTGAGCGTTCTACTATCACATTACCTAATTTGCTAAGAGCTTTTTTTTGGATAACCTATTTGAATGATATTGATGACTGTGGTGAAACAGAGTTCATGTATCAAAAAATAAAAATTAAGCCAGAAAGAGGATTGACTCTGATTGCTCCTGCTGAATGGATGTTCACTCATAGAGGAAACATTTCCAACACACAATACAAAACTATTGTTACTAGCTGGTTTCATTTTCATACTGAAGATAAAACTGAGCTTGATATTATTAGAAAATCAGCTCATGCTGTTATGAAAAGAATGCAGGCTGATGAACTTTAATTATGTATAGGAACTATAACGAAATGAAAACTTACCATAATGTACTTGACGACATACAATGTGATTCGTTAATGAACTACATTTTAGACAAAGTTTCTACACCTAAGGACAGAAACTTAAACAATTTTCCTTGGCATGAAAATGATTCGGTTGGATATCAAGACGTCGATGCTCACATCAAAAAGCAGTTAGACAAAGTCAGATATGCAATAGGTCAAAGGGTTTGTTTATATGCTAATGAGCCAGTCTATCCCCACTACACAGATCTTGTGATGTGGGTTGAAGGTAGGAGGATGGATCTCCATGTTGATAATGGTATGGGTAAAAATGATCCCAGAGATAGTTACTTAAAAAACAGACACTTCAGCTGCGTACTTTATCTTAATACCAATTACTTTGGTGGAGAGACTTTTTTTGAGTCTGGTTATGAAGTAAAACCAGAGGTAGGATCTCTCGCAGTATTTCCTTCGGACATGAAGCATGGTGTCAAGGAGATCATGAGTGGTACAAGATTTACTCTCGCAATGTGGTTTACAAGAAACTTTGACCAAATGGAGTGATCATGAATAGGCAAGACATCGACAAAGTTATAACCAGAATAAAGAATCTTAAAGAGTGGGAAGTTGTTGTGAAGGTTCCAGAAGGATTCTCGTTTCAGGGTGAAGTTCCTTTTGATATGTACATCAACAATGGAGTAGCTTATGTTAAAGTTCTTGCCGTTACTCTAGAAGAAGCTGTAGATAAAGCTAAGAAGTATTTCAATGGGCCGCCCGAAGAAGATTATTTCTAGCAAGCAGTGTCCTCGCTGCAATGCACAGCATACAAAACCAGGATTGTTTTGTAGTAGGAGCTGTGCGAACGTCAGAGAGCACTCTGATCTTGACAAGATAAACAAATCAATCTCTGTTGCTGCGTACTACAAGACTGAAGCAGCAGAGACTCACAAGTGGAAACTATCCCACATCGCCAATGCCGCTAGGCTAATCAAGAACGACTCCACAATCGAAATGCCCACAGAGGAAGATATGGGTGAACCAATCGCTCCAGATTACTATGAGGAAGACCTGAGATCTAAGAGATCAGGCAGAGATATTTGGTTCGATTGCGACTAACTCCTTGATTTTACAGAAGAACTTTTTTGTTGACCTAATTTCCACGCTCCAATATAATCTCCTTATTGTTTGGGAGGAATCATGGATGTTAATACTTTGTTAAGAGACCTAGCTCAGCTTGCTATTGACGAGCAGGCTGAGATTGTGTATAATGAGTATGTTGATGCATTGTGTGCTAACGAAGAGATGATGCGATATGCATCTTACTCGTACGATATGGATGCTACTTACTATGGGATGCAATAACATGGAAATCAAGAACTTAGGTGGTGTATTTGTTGCTTATAACTCTGCTGGTATCGAGGTTGCTCGTTCCAAGTCTAAGTATTACTTGAAGCAGAAGATCGATGGATATGTTGACGAGCCTGCGGTTGACAACAAGGCTGTTGAGTTTCCTATCAATCAACGTTTTGAGTTCGTCGGTAAGATCGTCGACATGATCGCTAAGCGTATTACTCCATCGGTTGTGATTACTGGTGAAGGTGGTCTAGGTAAGACTCACACTGTTATTGATTCTTTGGAGCGCGCTGGTCTTCGTAATGTGACGGATCTTATTGCGGATGTAGATATCGGTTCTGTTGAGACTGACGAGACTATGTTCGTTGTGATCAAGGGATACTCTACACCTAAGGGTTTGTTCAAGTTGTTGTATGAGCACAGGAATGCTACTGTTGTGTTTGACGATTGTGATTCTATTCTGAAGGATCCAGATGCGTTGAACCTTCTGAAGGGTGCTCTTGACTCGTACGACAAGCGTTATATTACTTGGAACACTAGCTTCTCGGACGATAACATTCCGTCTATGTTCCAGTTTACTGGTGGTGTGATCTTTGTATCTAACTTGACTCAGGATAAGATCAATCAGGCTATTCGTAGTCGTTCGATGTGTGTAGACTTATCGATGACTGTTGATCAGAAGATCGATCGTATGGAGTTTATTGTCAATCGTGATAACTTCTTGCCTAATGTTCCTTCTGTAATGAAGTTCGAGGCGTTTGAGTTTCTGAAGACTAATCGTAACGAGGCTCGTGAGATCAACCTGCGTACTCTTATCAATGTAGCTAAGATTCGTCAGGCTGGTGATAAGGACTGGGAGCAACTTGCTAAGTATATGTTGGTCAACTAAGGAGTTTGTATGAAGAACGGAGGGTATAAGTTTTGTATTTACTTTACTCGTTTGTTGTATGGCGGTAAAGTAAAATACGAAGACTATCTTAGAACTTTGGATAAAAAGACAACAGAACAGACTGTTGCCTACTATCTAACTTGTGAAGATATAACCAATGTGAGAGTAAAATACTATGGCTAATCCACAACTCGTTTGTAACAGAATCATCACTCCAGATGGTACTGTTCTGCAATCTTATCATAGACATGACTATAAAGTATACACTGATAAGAATGGTAGAGAGTACATGGTTGATGGTGGTCTCGACTATACAAGACGTATAATTCATGATGATGCTCCGTACACTGAGTTCTCGCTCACTGTAGATGATCCCTTCGAAGATATACGGCAAGGATTTGCGTGGGGCACCCGAGGCAAGGATGGTAAGAAGCCACTTACGTGGGTTCCGCTCTGTGAGCTCACGACCGATCATATATTTGCTATTTTAGAAACACAAGATCTTACTGATTGGTTAGCAGAATTATTTGAAAAAGAACTGGAATACCGCGTAGAATGCGATGTTTAGCATGTTGACCTAATTTCGAAATACCCTCATACTTGCCTTACTGAATTGATGAGGAGTTGATATGTACACATTCGATGAGAACGTCATTAGCGATTTGCACAAGGACGCGTATGGGTTTCGTCCGGACAGTGGTTTCTGGGCTACATTTGCAGCATTCAATCCTGAGCAGAAGCAAGCGTTGTGGGATAGCATGCTAGCTGATCTTAATCGTGCTATTGAGGATGAAGAAGAAGGTTTCAAGATGGCTGCAGAAGAATTTGAAGATCGCATTGACAATCTGATGCATGATTGTTCTAATCGTAAGGCTATTGTAGGTTGGTTCTTGCGAGCAGAAAATTTTGAAAATGAAATCGAGAGTTTCGAGTTCGTTAATGGTCTTCCGTTTGGTTATCTAAAGAAGATGGGGTACGTATGAAGCCGATTGGTTCTTATGTCAATGCAGAGGGTATTACTGTTACAGTATATCCAGAGAAGAAGGTGAAGCGTAATCCTTATCAAGCGTTTGGTGGATCGTATGCGTTGCTTGGTGCGATTGCTAAGCGTGGTATTCCAGAGGATAGTATGTTCGCAATGCCATCGCGTAGGAGGATCAAATAATGTATGTTGCTCAAGATTTTGGTAATGTGAGGATTGTTCATGATGGGAGTCCTTTTGACAAGCAGTATGATATCGTTGTTGAGACGAAGAATGAATCTGGTGAGTGGGTATTTTTTGATGGGTTTAATTCGCTGTCGAATGATTATGCTCATGCTAGTGCAAACGAATCTGCTAGTCGTGCTGTCAAGATGCTAGCAGGAAAGTTAGGTGAGTTCTGATGTCATTATGGAGGAAGAGGCAGATATGTGGTTATCACCAACGCTCGGATATGATTGTAGAACGAGGAAGTATTCAATTTATGAGATCAATGTACTCGAAAGTGGTGAGAGTTTTGTCGGGGATGTTGTCTTAGAATTAGACCTTGAGTATGGTAAGGCATTGCGTAAATTTTACAAATATACAGGAGTCAGATATGGAAACGAAGATCGTTAATCATCCGCCAGTCAAGTTCTTTCCGTTCTTGAGTAAGTTCTGTTTGTATGTTGGGTTCTTTGTATTTTGTTTGATTGCGATTGCACGATGAACGAGCGGATATTATCTTTTGTGGAGGAGGCTGGGTTCAATTTGTGGATGGATGAGCCTTGGGGACCTTCTGGGGGTGGTGTTGATTGGTCGTGTAATTATGATTATGAGTTGGAACTATTTGCGTGGTTGATTATTGCGAAGTGTGTGCAGATATGTAATGAGGGAACCAATACGCAGATGACTAGTGCTGGAGCTGCTAGGAGGATAGAGGGGTACTTTATACATGGAAACGATAGCAAAGAGGATATCGCTTGAGGCGAAGAGGTTAGTGCCGCATGGGGTATCGACTGACAAGTGGATAGAAGTGTACAACGAGAAGTTCTTATATCTTGTTTGTTTAGAGTGTGCTTCTTTTTGTAGATCGAAGCATGACAAGGCAGCGATCTTTAGGCATTTTAACATTAGTGTGCCTCCAGATGTATTGAATCCAAGTGAAGGAGAGAGTTGTGATTGAAAAGTATAGAAGGTTGGCCAAGTCTCAGCGGATCAAGCCATATTGTTTTTTCTCTGGTGAAGATTGTTTTATGGAAGTGACGGAATGGTCTAACACTGAGGGGTTTGATTGCATTATTGAGAAGAATGGTACTAGGCAATCGTTCTCTATGACGTGGGGTGACTTTGAGTGTTTTGCTACGCTCGTTAATTACAAGGATGAAACAAATGTCTAAAGCTGATGAAGCAATGCTAAAAACATTTACTAGGTTTACCAATCTATCTACTGAGTTGGTAGAGGAGACTAAAGATCCTCTTATTGTGGCAGCAAGTGCTATTCAGCTTGGAATGATGATTTACAAGACAGTCTTGCCAGATGAAGATTTCATCAAAATCACTGATCATATTCACAAGACGAGAGACTCAATTCCTATCTTTCAAGCAACTGATGATTTGCAGCTGCATTAACGTCCCGCAGCAGTAAAAAAGTTAGCATTTTACTATTTCAAATTAATTAATTCAACAGCCTGCATTTCTGCGGGCTTTTCGTTGTTGACCTAATTTCATCGTTTCGCGATAGTGGGGGTACTGAAACGATGAATGGAGATACAAAAATGGTAATAAGCACTTACTACGAGCCAGTTCGCACGTACTTGTCGATGCCCAAGGACATGGGGTTTGAGTACATGGAAATCATTCTTGATAGGATGGTTGATGAGGGTCTTTCGTTTGGCGAGGCATATGATTTGTTCGCCGAGCTGGTTGATTTTGTGATTGACATGGAGCGTGTATGAATCCAGCAGTAGAATTCTCGTACATTCGAATCGGCCGCTTGTTTCATCTAAACGGCAATGATTACATGAAGAACTCATCGCGTACTGCACGCATGCTTTCAAACGGCAAGATCTTCTATATCAGCAAGCTCGAGCCAGTTCACACTATTGCTTACTAAGAGGATACTATGACGCTAGCTGAACAGAATTACATTGAGCAGCAATTATTTCAGGTTGCTCCGATTCCGCTGACAGATGAGAACTTTCCGTACGGATTTGACATTCAAATTCTAACGCTGGGCAAGAAGACCAACTTCCTTCGTATCAATGCTGATCAGATGAAAAAGATCGAATTAATCCTACTAGGAGCAGAGTAATGTTCACCAAAGATGACTTCCAAGATATGATGGATGAGACGTATCCTCCCTACAAAATACTAGGAGTTGAATTCGCTGCGGGAAGAGTCCTGCGCGAAGTAGATCCAATATTCTTCGATGTACTATACAACGACTTCCTACTGTCCAAAGAAGAGGAGCTAGAGAATGAATAACAATCAAGAGTACATTGACAAGCTAATGAACAAGTTTATCTACTTGTGTGAGATCAGAGGGCAGCTAGATTCATACTCTAATCACATAACAGAAGTACAGATAGCCGATATTCTGACCCTTGTCGAGCAAGCACGATTGGAGAATACAAATTAATGGAAATTTGTTTATACTACAATGCTTACGGAGAAGCAGGTAGAGATACAGATCCTGCCTACGGAGACGGAGAGTATTATTTTAAAATGACTCCGGAGTTTGGTGAGCGGTATACAGTGACAGGATTTGAGACTCTAGACCAAGCAATAGAAGAGCTGGAATTAGAGTCAGAGAAATACTCTATCACGCTATAATATATCCTTAAACTAGTATCACACGATATAATATTTCGTAGAATCGCACCTATTAGATACAGCGGGAAAACATGAATCTTTATAGAGAGACAACTGATTGGACTACTCCGAACCATGTGTATTTGCTGGATGAATCGAAGCAATATATGCATGGATACTCTATACTCGGAGAAGAGCCGCTGCAGATGTTCAAGCAGCCTATACGCTTCTCTACACGCGGCAGAACATTCCAGTTTGTCTCGCACTATGCAGGGGAGACTAAGGAGAATGTAAAGCACATTGTCTCCGTGCAGGTAGAGGGTAGCAGGGGAGCTGAGTATACTGTTATCCTGCAGGACGACTCTGCTACGTGTACCTGCCAGGGGTTTCAGTTCCGCAGCGACTGCCGGCACCTCGAGTTAGCGAGAAACCAGTTACTATACTTGTAACAGAAAATAATTGCAACCAGCCTGGTTTTCTGCGGTGTTTTGCATGTTGATCTAATTTCGTTTGAAGTTGATAGTGGGCTACATGAACAAACGAAAGGAGACAAAAATGAATGAAGCAGAAAAGCGCATGTACGGCATGAGCGCGGAAGACATCCGCGAGGAGTACCTCGAGTCACTGACCGCACGGTTGTCTGGCTTGGAGATGGTCGTAGCAGGAATCTTGAGTGACTGCCAGGAGCTGCTAGCGATGGGCTCGGGTATCGAAGGCGGCAGTAAGATCGTGAGTGCACGTGCAGCAGAGAGTGTCCGCAAGCAGTTGAACATCGCGAAGTTCATCGTGTTCGAGATGATGGATCGCCGTGAGGCAGAGGAAGATGTGCAAGCACGGTACCGCGCGAAGGTGGATTCACTCAAGGATATCCCAGCAGGCTACGGTAAGGAGGCAGTATGATGAACTACGGAATGTTTTCAGAGTACGGCAACAGGGTCGTGGATGGTGTTGTGATCGCTGCGAAGCAGATTGGCTGGACGGCAGCTGAGGTGTGTGGTGTCCTACGGCAGATCTCAGAGGTGCCTGATCTGGCCGAAGCAGGGGACACAGAGGTTCGCGAGCGTGTCTACGCAGCAATCTTCAAGGAGGCAGCGTAATGAAGAAGGTTTTTGTGGTGATTGAGAACGTGGACGGATTCGATGAGATCCGTAAGATCTTCGCGAAGGAAGCCCCTGCACTGATCTATATGGATGAGGTGCTGGGTGAGTCGCGCGGCGAGAACGATGTGTGTGTTGTTCCGATGGAGGTGGAATGATGTTTGCAAATCTAATGGCAGAAGTTGATTATATTCGCGCAGCACGTAACTACGGTATCCTGGAAGCCATCATGTTCATCAACGAGTATGAGGAAGAGTTTCCGAGTGAGGTACGTCGCGAGCTGAAGGAGTTTATGCGGCAGGGCGCGAAGATGTTTGCCCCTGTAGAAGTAGAGTATGATCTAGTCAACTCCGACGATGTAGTAATCGACTCCTACAAGGTGACCCTATGAAATCGAAGAAGCAATTATTCAACGACCTCTCGCTCTACTTCGGTACCAATGAGTTCGCTGAGAAGGGGCTGAAGGCAAAGGGCATCTCTAACGAGACGTACGGCAGGAAGTCCTGCATCTATGTCAACTGCGGCGCGGCAGACGAGCGCAAGAACATCGATGGGTTCCTGGCTGCACGGGGCTACAAAGTAAACCGAAACTACAATGCCGGCGGGCCACGCACCGAGGTTCAGGTATCATATTTCAAAGGAGAGGGCTGGAATGAATAAGGTAATCGAATGGACTATACTGCAGCTGATGACGGATACCGCTGTGCTGGCTGAACAACGACTCGAGGAGCAGCTGTATGACTTAGTTGCAACTCGCCTCTGCGGGGACTAGCATGGACATCGATGACTACGTAGTGTGGGCATGCATGTTCGCTGCGGGCTTCTTCTTCGCTACATTGCTTTTTACCTAAAGAAGGCTGCTGGCTGCAGCACACCGCAGCTGGCGTAGCGCAGCTGCCGGCAGGGGAACCGCTGCCGCGGAACCCTGCGCGGCGGGGGCAGATTCCGCAGCGGTAGTGCTCTAGTCAACTACGGGCCGGTATTCGAATCCCCTCTGGTACCCATCTGGCGGGGGCAAAAATAGACTGGAGTTTCAAAAACTGGCTGGTATGAAAATTTTTCCACGCCAAAAAACAATAAATATGGGCAGTTACTATTTTATTAACCGTTGTGCTCTTACTACAATTCTGGTATAATCGCTTTGCTGTATTTGAGATAGGGGTTATATGCTGATGGATCTATTGTATTTGGGTATTGGTATTGTGATTGGGTTGGTATTACATAAACTTTCGAAAGGAAATAGAGATGAAAAGAATTAGTGAATTTTTCTGGAACAAGCGTGTTGCTATTATGCTTACGCTGGGATTGTTGAATATTCTTAATGGAGTATTGACTCTACTTAGTGGTGATTTGATCGTAGGGTTGGGAGTACTTGGCTTAGGTGTATTCCTATGTTATGAAACGAAGAATCTATAATGGCCAGGAAATTCGAATGGCGTGAAAGAAACTCAAAGTGGCATTACTTTGATACTGAAACCGGAATGATTGTAGGGTCATCATTTAAGGTGGCCCTACAAGATATCTGGGCAGCTGTTGTCAATACTGGTAACTTTGAGTATGCTTTCAAATTGGATGACGAGAAGCCTCTTGGCCACTATCTTGAACAAGAGTATGCCAAGAAGGCAGTCGAAAGATATTGGGACATTCAAAATAGGACTCTGATAGAATGAACGACATAATCCAAGAGATAGAAAAGCAATGCTGGAGTCATCGAGTTGATGGTACCCTGGTAGACGGACAGCTACATTTCGATTCAAAAAAATTTGCAAAGTTAATCGTACAAGAATGTGCCTCATTGTTTCCATTGACGTTCACAGATGAACAATACCAGCGTAGAATTGATAAGACAATAATGAAACATTTCGGAGTTGAAGAATGAACAACCTTATCAGAGAGTTCGAAAGAACATCCCATATCGACGTGTACGGACTTGGTACGGATCGAGAGAAATGGGAATCAACTCTAGAAAAATTTGCTCAGATGATTGCAAACCACTGTGCATCTATTTGTATGAGCCAAGCAGATCGCAAAAACATTCGAAATGCATTTGGCATACCAGAAGAATCGAATATCAAGTACAGAGGACCAGATCCTAGCAATAGTATCGAATCACAATACAATCGTGAACTGAATACGAATAGGATACAGTAAAATGGATGACGAGCTGAATAAGATCTCAGAACTATTCGAGAAACAAAGAATAGCTGATAACGACGATGCTGCGAAGTTCTGGCAGAATCTCTCCTATGAGGATAAATGTAACGCTTTCCACGCTGTCGTATCCAGAATCGTGAAAGCAGAATTGATAGATAAAGGATCATATAGGTACGCCCTCTACGAAGTCTTTGGGTTTCAGCCTGATATGTACGCAAGAGGTATGAACTGCGGCTTCATGGCTCTCCATAATAGTATCTCTGATGATTATGATTATGGCGATGGTACTATAGACTAAAATTTTTTAAATTTTTTCCGGGAAGGTAAAATGAGACTAATAAGACAGTGCTGCGGTGGAATATGCCACGGAGGAAAAGACTGCGAAGAAAGAGCCTACCTGGAATATCGTAAACGCCATGGTAAGCACTGGTTTGTTATGATGATGACTAGCCCTTTTATTACTTTTCTATTAGGACTATTGATTGGAAGTATACTATGACATATGGGGTTCGTTCTAATAGCTACCAGGGAGATTATAAACGTGTTCTTTGTGTTTGCTCTGCCGGCATACTACGTTCTGCAACTGCTGCTCACGTCCTTTGCCAATATCCATACGATTTCAATACTAGAAATGTTGGGACGGCTCCCTATGCGCTCATTCCTCTAACCGAAGATCTAATTCAATGGGCAGATGAAATTATCTGTATGGAATCTGAGCATGAAATTGTCGTGAGACAAAAGATGATTGAATTTGCATTCAATAAACCAATCATAACTCTTCATATCGAAGACATCTACGAGTATAGAGATCCAAAACTAATTAAATTAATCCAACAGAAATATAACGAGTATCAAGCAAGCCTACGACCATACGACGATAACTTTTGAGGATACTATGAATAGCGAAAGATCAATCTACATTGATATGGACGGAGTCGTAGCAGACTTCGATAAATTCGTGTCAAACCTACTTGGCCGCAAGATTGGATGGGGAGTTTACGACCTTACAGCTGAAGAATGGCAGAAAATATCAGAAATTGATAATTTTTACTACCAACTAGAATTGATTCCCGAGTCAACTACACTTGTTGCCCTTTGCAAATCATTCTCAACTCGCTTTAACGTCAGTTTTTTGACCGCCATTCCACGTGAACAAACGATGCCAACGTCAAGAGACGACAAAACTAGGTGGTTGAACAAGTACTTTCCTGGTCTTCCAATCAATTTTGGCCCATTTTCACGTGATAAACAGAATTGGTGCAAGCCAGGCGACATCCTAATTGACGATAAACCGGAAAATGTTGAACAATGGGTCGCCAAAAAAGGGGTAGCTGTTCACCATACCGGTGATTTTGACCACACAATTCGCAATATTCTTTCAGCAATCGATGATTCTTCTCCAAGACTGTTGACTTAAAATCATTTAATGTTGAGAATCACCATTGTAGTAATCAACTTTAAACACTTTTAAGGAGAAACAAATGGCTCATCTAGTCGAAACAATGGCATACGCAGGCGCAACTCCATGGCATGGTCTTGGTAAGCCTGTTCCTTCTGACCTTTCACCACATCAAATGCTCGAGGCAGCTGGTCTTGACTGGCAAGTTCAGAAGATTCCTACGTTTGCTAAAGTGTTTGACAAGCAAGTTTACACTGGCAAGGACGCTCTAGTACGCTCAACTGATGGTAAAATCCTTGATGTTGTGTCGCAAGATTGGAATCCTATGCAGAATCACGAAGCATTTGAGTTCTTTAACGACTTCGTATGCTCTGGTGACATGGAAATGCACACAGCTGGTTCATTGAAAAATGGTCAGATCGTGTGGGCACTGGCTAAGATCAAGGAGAGCTTTGATGTATTCAATGGTGACACTGTGGAGTCATATCTACTTTTCACTCTACCTCACAAGTTTGGTCAGTCTATTGACGTTCGTTTCACTCCGATACGCGTGGTCTGCAACAATACTCTTACGCTGTCACTCAATACTAAATCAGATAATATGGTGAAAGTATCCCATCGCCGTGTATTTGATGGTGACCAAGTGAAGCAGACGTTGGGTATCGCTTCTGACAAGCTCGCTAAGTACAAAGAGATGGCTAAGTTCTTGGGCAGCAAGAAGTACAAGGAAGAGACTGTGAAGGAATACTTCAGCCGTATCTTCCCTGTCAATGCCTATGGTCGTTCTAAGAATGAAGAGACCAAAGTTAAGAAAGAACTATCCAAGTCTGCAGAGCTGGCTTTGGAAGCTCTCTATGAGCAACCAGGTGCCAAGTTTGCTGAGGGATCTTGGTGGCAAGCATTCAATGCTGTCACGTTCTTGACTGACCACATTGTTGGTCGTACACAAGAAGGTCGTCTGACATCGGCTTGGTATGGTCCTAACAAGGCTTTGAAGGTGAAGGCACTTGAGACCGCTGTCGAGATGGCGGAGGTAGCATGAAGAAATTAGCATCAGTAGTTCTGATGCTTTTGATGACTGGATGCGGCACCCTTGGTGGTGCTGTATCTGGTGCAGGTAAAGATCTGTCAAAAGCAGGTGAATGGATTAGCAATAAATAATGTTTTTACCCAGTTGTATTTTAGTCATAACTTACTAGATACTGTCTAGCCAATTGTGGCTTTTACAATAGGAGATAAAAATGGAGTGGACTACACCAACTGCAAATGACATGCGTTTTGGTTTTGAAATCACAATGTATATCGCAAATCGTTAATCAACTATCAATCAACACTAGATAGTTGAGCCCCTCACGGGGCTCATTTTTTTGGAGATATTATGAATTTAAAAGGCACAAAAACTGAGTTGAACCTCAAAGAGGCTTTTGCTGGTGAATCACAAGCAAACCGTCGTTATCTATATTTCGCAAACATGGCTGACATTGAAGGATCTCCTGAAGTTGCTGCTGTGTTCCGTCATACAGCTGAAGGTGAGACTGGCCATGCTCATGGTCACATGGAATACCTTTTGAACGGTGCTGCTGGTGATCCTGCAACCGGTATGGAAGTTAAGAATGTTGCACAGGCACTAGAGTCAGCTATCGAGGGTGAAACACACGAATATACTGATATGTACCCTGGTATGGCTAAGACTGCTCGTGATGAAGGGTTTGATGAAATTGCTGACTGGTTTGAAACTCTTGCTAAGGCAGAGCGTAGCCACGCTGGTAAGTTCAAGAAAACTCTCGACGCTTACAACGCAGGAGTACAATGAGTCTCTCACCAGAATCTAAAAACTCTGGAACGAACAAGACTTGGTTAGATCACTTTGAGCGTTGGTTTGATATTGCTCTTAGGTTTGGCTGGGTCTTGTTCATCTATGTGGTCGTGACAGGAAATTACATAAGATAACTAGGAGTTTTCATGATTGTTTGTGTTTGCAGAAACATCAAAGAATCAGACTACGATACATCAGATGAACTGTTGAACAGACTCAAAGATGTTGACATTTGCTGTGGACACTGTGTAGAATATTGTGAACAGCAAAAAAGAACACACTATTCATCTAGAAGTGGCAAAGGCGACGACAAGACTAAGATACCGCTGGTCGGTTACGTAGGGGTGGATCCTACATAGTGTGTTAGATATTGTTGTATGAAGCAAACCAAAAGGTGTTCTGGACGCGGGTTCGACTCCCGCCTGGTCCACCAGAAGTGTTGTTTAGGGTGATATGTAAGGGTTTAACAAAGCTCTGAGGATTGGAATTCCCGACCTGTGAACAGCAGGACACTTCTGATGGGCCAGACATGGTTTCGACAGGGCAAGGAGTAGGAGAGTGGACAACACGTCAGGCGATCGACGTAAATGAAGCAAAATAGTAAACGCAAATGACGAGCGTTACGCTCTAGCAGCTTAAATTGCTAGATGGGGTTTAGCCGGCTGTCCTTATTACCCAATCAGCCGGCATTAATTTTTGACTCTATGAATAAATATCACATTATTAGAAATGCTATCTCTCCAGAGCTGACTTCATTCATAAATCAGCAAGTTAAGATCTTCAGAGACACTTACTACTACAATCTCGGAGTAGACAAATCCGATTTGACTTATTTTTCAGATAAAATGACTAAGCAATGCTTTAAAGCATATGGCTGGAGTTGTACTGAAACATTATTAGAGTACTTGAAGCCAATGGTAGAAGAGGTTTCTGGTAAAAAACTATATCCCACTTACAGCTATTTTAGGATTTACTATAAAGACTCTATCTTACCTAAACATATTGATAGGCCTAGCTGTGAATATTCAGTCACTCTCAATACTTACTATGATCCTATTCCCTGGGAGATGTGTTTCGATCAAGATGATGGATCAGAAGAAAGGGTATTGTTAGAACCAGGTGATTTAGCTATTTACAAAGGATGTGAAGTTCCTCATTGGAGACCTGGTAATTATCTCGGAAACGAAATGACTCAAATATTCTTACATTATGTCGATGCTGATGGACCATTCAAAGAATTCAAGTATGACTGCAGAGATCAACTAGCAATCAAGCCTGACATTCCTTCCGATAAGAAACTAAGAGAGTTACACGAAACAGTAGGAAAAGAAGTTTTGGAGCAAAGAAAAAAGTATGTTTATGATTCTTAAAAATATTTTTTATAAATAACTCTATCTACAATAGAGCCCACGGCTCGAAATATTATGTTTTATTGATAATTATTGCGTTTTGACTCTTAATTCGGATAACTGAAAGTTTCACCTCTATCCTTCATTTCATTAATCAAAGAGGAAGTTAACATGAAAAAGCTAGTGCTTATAACACTGCTTGGTCTATGTTCACTAGTATTTGCAGCTAATGAGTTCTCAGAAGCAGATCACGACATAGTCCAAGAACAGCCATTCATAACAAAGTACTCCGAGAAACAGATTGAGTGCCTTGCAAGAAATATGTATTTTGAAGCCAAATCAGAATCTGATAAAGGCGTCAGTGCAGTTGGTTTTGTAACAATGAATAGAGTTGCTGATGGTACTTTCCCATCCACCATTTGTGGAGTAGTCCATCAAAAACTAGGTGAAGTATGCCAGTTTTCATGGGTCTGTATTCTCGGTAAGAATCCACATATCAGCGATCCACAAAGGTATCGTCAAATAAAAAATATGGCAAGGATTATTGCTGAGAATCACAAGAACATCAGGGACAAAGACCCATCTAAAGGTTCACTGTTTTTCCATGCAACATATGTTCAACCTAACTGGAATCTCAAGCGCAAGGTTAGAATTGGTATGCATGTATTCTACTCGAGGCACTAATGATTCAAGATATCAACTTTTTAAGTATTGTTGAATTTTCCAAAGAGATAGAAAAACTTGTCTCAGACAAGAAAATGGAGTATATTGATGCAGTTGTCTATTTTTGTGAAAAGAATAGTATTGACATAGAGACAGCTGCATCACTCATCAAAAGTAACTCCAAACTTAAAGCATCTATTCAGACAGAAGCTGAAAATCTCAATTACTTACCGAAGACTAAACAACTGCCTATATGACAGACTATGACGCCTATAAATTGTATTGTGCTTTGAAACGGCACTTTCAATCAAAAGCGTACGACTTCTTTAAGTATAACGGTAAGCTGAAAGTATCGTACGCTGCTTTCGAAAAGCGTAATGACAAGTACTTCTTTGCTAAGCTAGCAAAACATAAAGATCCAATTGGATTCTTAGCAGCTAACCTTTATCAGTCTGGTGATATGTGGATCGGTGAGCTTGTCAACGAATCTGCAGCAGAATCAAACTACAGAGAGTGGCAGAAAAGAAAACAATCTCTCACATACTACTTCAAACAAGATATTGAAGGTATTGATAATATTGTTGATGAGTATAAAGTGAGAGGTGGTCAACATCCAAAGTTATTTCAGAGATATCTAGGTAAACAAATCAATTCCGAGACCCTGATTATAATTGATATGTTGAATGGTGGTAACCTGTTCAAGTACTGGAACGATACATTGGCTGATCCAGTATGGCAAACTGAATACAATAAATTAATCAAACTTTCACCTTTTATCACCGTTGACTTAGATAAATATAAGAGTATAATGGATCAGGAATTATCCAAGTCCGTTACACATTAATTATGGTTAAGTGGATACGATAATATAATTTCATACGTTTATACAAGGAGCATACGATGTCTTTCGCAAATCTCAAGAAGTCTTCCAAGTCCAGCCTGGACAAAATCACCCAACAAGTTTCAAAACTAGCAAACCCTGAAGGTACCCCACGTGAAGCTGATAATCGCTTCTGGACACCTGGCGTAGATAAATCTGGCAACGGTTTTGCTGTTATTCGTTTCTTACCAGCACCAGATGGTGAGGATGTTCCGTTTGTTCGTATCTTCGAGCACGGCTTCCAAGGTCCAAGTGGTCAGTGGTATATTGAAAGATCTTTGACCACACTTGGTAGAGCTGACCCAGTATCAGAATACAACAGCCAGCTTTGGGCTACTGGTATCAAAGCAAATCAAGATCAAGTTCGTAAACAAAAACGTAAACTAACTTTCATTGCTAACATCTATGTGGTTAGCGATAAAGCACATCCTGAAAATGAAGGCAAAGTGTTCTTATTCAAGTTTGGTAAGAAGATCTTTGATAAGTTGAATGCTGCTATGAATCCTGAGTTTGAAGATGAAGAAGCAATCAATCCTTTCGATTTCTGGAAGGGTGCTAACTTCAAACTAAAGATTCGTACAGTTGAGAAGTATCGTAACTATGATGAGTCTCGTTTTGATTCTCCATCAGTTCTACTCGACGATGATGGCGAACTAGAAAGAATCTGGAAGTCAGAGTTCTCTCTACAAGAGATTATTGATGAAAAGCACTTCAAGAGCTATGAGGATCTAAAGCAAAAGTTATATCGTGTCTTAGCTTTGGATGGTAGTAGCCCATCACCTGCTAAATCAGCAGCATCACTAGATCTCGGTGAGGATGAAGAAGAGTTTGAAACACCAAAACCTCAGAAGACAGCGAAGCCAGCATCTAAGAAGCAGGAATCTGCTCCATGGGATGAAAAGGAAGATGATGATTTTGCAAGATTCAAGGAAATGTTAGAGGACGATTGAGAAAGGGCCGAAAGGCCCTTTTTTATTGCATGTTGAATCTATTGGTAGCTGCGTGGAAGCTGAAATACGCATCATGGCTGCGAACCATTCCAGGCTGTGGGCTAGTTGTTGTAGGACTATAGCCGCTACTACCCCCACCTTGAATGTTGAAGTTATTAACTACATTACTACCACCTTCAGTAGAAGATTCTTTAATCTTCACCATGTTCGCCAGAAGAGCTGCATCCTCTTGTAAGTTCTTTTTGATTGACTCAATATCAAATCCACCCATAAAGGTTTTAATTTGACCAGGTGATACTAAACCAGCTAGTGGTGAAACAAATCCTTGTGCTTTTGACTCTCCTTCTTTAGCCATGCGCTCTTCTGTCTTCTTGGCAGCATCCAATTCAGAGTATCCTTGTTCTCTGTAAGATGTGAATCTTTTCATCCACTCGGATCCATAATCAACATCTCCACTTGGTTCATTTTTTATAACTTCTTCTTTGGCAAGTAAACTATCTGCACTCGTTCCTAGTTTAGTTTTAGCTAGATATGCATCTAACTCTTTCTTAGCTTTTGGACCTCTGAATGCTTCCCATCTCTTAGAAATCAACAAACTGAATTCTTGTGTCGTCAATTCGCCTTTGATGAAAGCATCGTAATCTTCCTGAATCATCGCTTTAAACAGCCTATCTTGAAGAGCTTCATCAAAGATGGCATCTTCCTTAATGCCAAGTTTCTTCAAAAGTTCTGCTAAAGTTGTTTGAGTGAATTGATATTTGCCTATTGCACCAGTTCCAATGATTTTCCCAGTTTTATCGCTTCTACCAATACCAGCTTCTCTTGTCTTAGCGACTTGTTCTTTCTGCACCTGCCTTATTTCAGCAACAGTCATTTGGGTCAATGGTTTAGATGTTTGGACAAAAGGTTTACCACCAGGTCCAAGGAATAGCTGATCATATCCTCTTCTACCAGTTGCACTTTCGTATTTTGATATAACCTCTGCAAGACTACCCTGACCCACTGGTGAAGTTACTGACATATTTGTTGAAGGAATGACAGCACCTTGCGGCATCTCACCTTTTGCATATCTCATTGCCTCTTCACGTGACATACCTTTTTCAAGGCCTTCATTGAACCTTCCAACCAATTCATCATAATCTACCACAGCAGAAGAATTAACAAGATTCATCCCAGAAAGGCCTTTATAAAGTTGTTCAGCACCTTCTGCACCAAGTTCTCCTCCTTTTGAAGCACCATACAGTGTAGCTCCAAATTTAAGTGCGCCCGCTCCAAACTGTACTACACGACCTACCTTAGGAACTTTTTTCAATGCTTCAATTATAACACTAGACCCAGCGTACGTGAGAGCACCACCAACAAGTGTTCCGGTAACAGAACCAACTGCCTTGATTCCTATTTGCTTCCTCAGCTCATCTGCTTCTTCAGTAGTAAGTAACGCTTCTTTTTCTAAAACATCAATTTCACTTTTTGCCCAGTCAACCCATAAGAATTCCATTGCTACAGTCAATGCACCGGCCACAGTAAATCCTCTCAATTTCATCGAGTTTATCACTATGTTTTTTGTGGCTTCTGGAACCTTTTCAAACATGCGAAGGAAAATTCTACCCGCAACTAATTCAGCTCTTCCAACAGGTCCTTTGAATCCATTTTGTTTCATGAAATCGATTGCTTGTTTGTTTCTTCCAGCACTAGCTATACCACTTTGTACTTCAGCAGCTGCAGCGCCTGCATTCAATGAGGGTGTACGTATTGTAGCTGCTGTCGCTGCAGATGTTGCTCCAGAAACTGTTGATCTAGATAATGCATATGCACCAGCACCTGCAGTAGCTATTCCTAGAGCAGGGCCGTAGTTGTTTATAAACTCACCCATTCTTTCTAGAAATCTTTCAAACACTTTATAGTTGTGCTTGAGTGGTTCTACAAATCCACTAAATTGTTTTGTTATATCCTTGAAGGCAAGTGCTATAATATCTTTTGTTGCTTTCATAGCTGCTGTTATTTCAACAGCTGCCATTTTCAACAATCCCTTCAGAGATTCTATTAATTGTTCAAAAATTGGTTGTATACTTCTGAAAAGGAATGAAAATAAGTTACCCAGAGAACCAGTAAGTTTATCTTTCACATCATTATTAAGTTTATCCCACACAAAAGCTTTTGCCATGATACCTATCACTGCAACTGGTAGAGCTTTTGCTATTCCATCAACCAGGGAGCTAGTTATTCCTGCAGCGCCTGTTGCTGTAGAAGCAATTCCTCTGGCTGCAGCAGAAGCACTTGTGGATAGTCCACGTCCCAGACTAGCTGTAAGACTTGAAATTGACTTGGTTATACTTGATGCTAATCCTTTGATATCTCGAGATAGATCTCTATTGGTTCTAACTACATTTTGTTGTTCTTTGAGATTTTGTGAAAGGATGCGGCTGTTAGAATTAGTAACAGCAACTAGTGACGACATGGTTCTATTCAACTGAGACAGTGAATTTTGCTGCTGGCCAGCCTGGCGTAGCTGTTGCTGACGCTGAGCACGCATTTCTCTCAATGATTCCATAAAATAAACATTTTGTTTATTATCAGTTGCCATTCTTGACTACTTCCTCTTGTCTTTTAATAAAATCTCGTAAAAACTCCAAATATAGATCTCGTTCAAATGGTATCAAGTTCTCTATTTCAGATATTTGATAATGATGATGCTGAGCCAATATAAAAATTATTTGATAGTAATTTTCTAATGAATTATGACTCAGCCCAACGTAAAAAAATCTTCTAGGGTTCTTAATTCAATAGTTCTCTCAGTTCCATTTGAGTTAACATATTCTAACTTGTGATACAGTCTAGGCATTGTATCAAAGAACTTTTCAAACTTTCTTAATACATCTGTGGGCAAGTTCTCAATAAAATCATCAACTTCTTTTACTGAACAGTCTTTGAAATACGTAATTGAGTCACCATCATAATACTTTTCCATACAACCTCTAATCATAACAAACAAAATATCTGCCATGTCAATTTTGTTAACAACATCCGACATCAGCGCTGCATCTGGGTACTTCATTACTATTCCGGATGTGTCAGATAATTCTATTACATTACTATGTTCCTCATTCTGTATAATTTGTATTTCATCAACATCTATTTTAAAATTGTATTGTTTGTCATCTTCAAGATCAGTGTAGCTAAGCTCAATCACATTATTGATTGATTTACCTCTTAACTTCAAAAAAATGTACTCGAGATCAAAAGATGCCAAGCTGTTTGCATTCAACTTGCTATCAACATCGCAATTTGATATTACTTGTTTTAAAACATTAATAATATCATTCTTTTCCTCTCCTTGCTTAGCCATCAGAAGAAGTTTTTCTTCTTTGACTAAAAAAGGTCTGAATTTTACAGTTTCTTTTGTTGAAGGAATAATCAAATCAAAAGTAGGGTACATCAATTTTGGTAAAGCCATAATAACTCCTTATAATCAAAATGACTCGGTGGACCAATCATAGTAAGAAAAATTAACAGTGAATTCGGATACTGTATTTGTAGAATCATGTGATAATGACATTTCACTTACACTAATTGGGAATGCTTTATACAAACTTACTGTTTTTATAGGTGTCAAAGGAAAAGATGGCACATTACTCAAAAGGTTAGATGCTAGAAACGGTACCCCTGCTGCAGAAAAAGCAGCAGTTGTCAATGATTGGAGAATACCATTTCCTTCATATTTTCCTGGTTCACCATGATAAACTATCACCTCTAATGTAGACGAGTAATCATTTTTGTATCCAAGCTGATAATTTTTACCCTTGCCAACCTCTCCCTCAGGAGTCCACTCGTAGATACATCTCATCCAACCGGTGAATACAGATCTTATTAAATGATAAGAATCAGAAATGAATGTCAAAGATACATCAGGACTTGATGAAGAAAAGACAGGTGTTCTAACTGTTGGACCAATTCCATATCTTCTTGCTTCAGCTAAACCTAAAGCAGCACCTGGGAGTGTTGCTGATCTACAAAAAGCAGTTAGCAATAAACCATTATCTGTAGCTTCTCTAACTAATGAACTCACATTACGATCATTCCCTCCAAACTTTAGATTCCGAGGTATATTGAACTTCACTTCAAATAAATTGGGGCGCTGAACATCATATTCGCTAATCTTAGATTGAAAATTTCTTAAATTTAACATTACTTTTTATATACAAATTGTTCTAGAGGTAAGAATAATGCCTTTGACCACTGGGAAGGTGGTATCAAAAGAAACCTGGATCTAACGTGATTATTTAGGTAGCGTTTTATACAAGGCTTAAAATATTTTGAATTGGCAACCGACTTCAATACATCATAACTAAGATTTAATCTCATTGCTTCTGTCATGGACTTGCTACTGGATGCTGACATTAGACTATCTAAAAGTCTTGCTCTTTGTATGTACGGAATATAATGAAAGTTTATTCCCATGAATCCGTTTGGAGCATGGTCAAAAGGAAAGATGATAGGAAATTTATCATACAGCGGTAATTTTTCTTTATGTTTAGGATCGTAGTGAAATAGGTACATTTTACCTATCTGTAAGTCACGTGTTAAATATCTATCGCTCTTGTTAATTATAGAACTAGTTGGTGGACTGAGATCACTAAATGTTTGTTGGAACCATTTTGTAGCATCTGCAATCTGACCACGTGATCTGGCCTGGTCGAGCATTTGACTATAGGTTATTGCCATATTTGATGCCTAGTTCCGTTTCTGTTAGTATTTGAAATTTCCACTTCCTATCTGCGCAGAATCTTTCCGCATATTTCCATTTACTACTATTTATTCCCCAGGTTTTAACTTCATTGAGGTATCTTTTTGTGACTCTAGTTTTTGGTGTAGGTGGGACTGTTTGGGATTTGGGTTTAATCTCTATAACCACCGTTTCTATGATACCATTTTTGTTTTTCATTTTGACCCAGAAATCTGGAAAGTATCTGTGTATTCTATTATCTAATGGCGATAAATAAGGTATCGAGAACTCTTCACTGGCCCACTGAATAACATCTGGGTGTCTATCAAGGTGATCCATGAATTTACACTCCCAACTAGAGCGATAAATAATATTTGTATGATCACCCTTATACTTATTGGGGTTTTTGGGTTTGAAGATCCCTTTGTAACTCATTAGGAAATTAAATGGCCTTAGTTCAAAACGACTTCTCTAGCACACAAGCGCAGGAAGCTAGTAAAAAAGATATTATATCCAAACACGTTAATCAAAACAGTGGGGATAGCTATTATGTGCCTGAATCCCAGCAATACAAATACGACGGACGTCCCAGTGAAACTATTGAAGATAGAAGATCCAGTAGTTTCAATGGAGATTCTTCACCAATAGTTTTTCCTGGTGATTTGTCTGGTGATTTCTATATATCTTTCAATGCATATAAATTCTCACAAAATAGATTTGAAGAAGCTAAACGAGAGTTTTCTTTTGAAAAATCAATTTATCTTCCTTTGCCTCAGTCAATCACCGATTCATTTGGTGCATCTTATACAGCAGAAAATTTATACTTTGTAGGCAATGCTATCAGGAATGATATAACAAATGTCTCTACTTCAGAAGGAACAACAAGTTTCAATAATATGTTCTCACAAGGCGGTATGAATAGAGCTGCTTCTAGAATTTCTGACTACATCAGTTCTTTGAGTTCTGATCAAGGTGTAAGGCAGGCGGCGGCAGCTTTTGGTGTTGCTGCTTTATCTAATCCAAATATGGGTATACTTGGAGCCGCTGCTAAAACATCTTTCCAGGTAACAACTAATCCTTATCCTGTTATGATTTATTCGGGAACAGGATTCAAGAGTTTTTCTTTTGAGTGGACTTTATATCCTGAAGATGCATCAGAGACGGAGACGATCAAAAAAATAGTCGGTTATTTTAGAAGGGAAATGCTACCAGAACAAGATAAAAATAATCCTTCTATACTTAAAACTCCAGCAATTTGGGAGATTACTTTAAAGCCTGACTCTCATACAAAAAAATTCAAGAGATGCGTGATTACTGGATTGGAAGTAAACTACACTCCAAACGGAGCTGCTTTTATTTACTCAAGAGATTTAAATTCAGATCCACAGAGAGTTCCAGCCGGTGTTTCTATAAGAGTCAACTTCCAAGAAATTGAACTCTGGCTTGCAAATGATTTTAGTACCAACGAGAGTCAAGGATTTGATTACATTGATACCGTCAAAGCTAATCAGATTGTTTTTGAATCTAGAGTCGCAGCCTCACTTGATGATCAAGTGGAAGAAGAAAGAGAAGCCAGGAGGCCTGAAAATAGAGGCATCTTCTCAACTCCAACTAATATAGGGAGTTAATTAATGGCTGGTAAATATTTTAAAAATTTTCCGCTAGATGTTTATAGTAATACCGTTTCAACAAACATACTAACAAAAATAGGATTTCAGGAAAAGCTAGATGAAAGATTCTACGTATTTCATCCGTATACTATAAGAGAAGGTGATAGACCTGATACTATAGCATTTTTATATTATGGTGATCCAATGCTTGATTGGATAGTATTATTCAGTAATAATATTGTTGATCCTTATTATGACTGGTATATGGATACTAACACATTCAAACAGTTCATTAATGACAAATATGGATCTGTTTCAAATGCTCAGTCAAAAATTAAGTTTTACAGGTCTAATTATTTAACAGATTTCTCTGTATTATCTCCAATAACCTTTAATAATCTTTCTGAAAATAAAAAGAAATACTGGAATCCGATTCTAACTGCTTCAGGAGCTATTTCAGCATACGAACGAAAGAGAGAAGAAATCATTCACTCAACCAACATGGTTAAACAGTTGAATATTACTTTGCAGGGAAGCACTCAATTCTCAAACAGTGAAAACTCTTATCAACTATCTGGTGGAACTACTACTGCTATTGGGAATATAAAGTATGCAAATTCTAGTACTTTGATTATTGATAGTATTCAGGGTACATTTGCCAATACATTAACTGTGAAGGGAAGTACTAGTAATGCTAACGCCACAATATCATCAATTATAAATTTATCAACAACCATTCCATCAGACGAACTTCTATACTATGAACCAGTATCTTTTTATGACTATGAAAATGAATTGAATGAAAAGAAAAAGAATATTAAACTTCTTGATACTTCTTATGTACCTACCGTTCTTGATTTGTTCAAAGAGTTGAATAATGTCTAGTTCAGTTCGTCCTGGTCAATGTGATATAGAATCTATTTCTATAACAGACAACAGAAAATCAAAAACTCTTTCCATAAAAGAAGGCACCGACAAGTTTAAAAACTTTGTTGATTATGTACACTCTATAGATATTTTTGAAAGTATTGAAAGACCTTATCTCCTTGCAGATTTAATGTTGCTTGATGGATCCTCCTTGTTCGAAGATTTTAACTTCTCTGGTGGAGAAGAGTTCAAGATAGATTTTAAAGGTTTTGGTGATGATTCTTCAACATCTTACACATTGTACGTTACCGAAGTTAATTATCTTAAACCCAATGAAAATCTCAGATCAAAGTTGATTGGGTTGAGGTTGGCGAGTAAAGAGTATCTCGAAGCAAGTTCTAAAATAGTATCTAAAAGTTACGAAAGTGGAGCAGATGAGATTTTAAATGATATTTTATCAAACTTTCTATCATCAGAAAAACCTTTGAAAATAGAAGGTAATAAGTTTCAACCTAAAATAGTTATACCTTTTCTGAATCCTTTCTCAGCAATAGATATGATAAGAAGAAGGGTAGTTTCCTCAGAGAACAAATCTCATAATTTTGTTTTCTTTGAAAACCAAAAAGGATATTTCTTTAAAACAGTTGAAAATCTTTTAAAATCAGAAAACTCCGATTTTGGCACCAAGACACTACAATTCTTTCAAAAGCAAGATGTTTCATCTAATATTAAAGGACCCAGTTCTCAAATAAGTGACAAAGACGCTCATCTATTATTTGCAAACTACACGGTAAAAACTTTATCAGATTTATCTCACTTGTTACGTGCTGGTGGGTATAAAACAAAGATAGCAGAGTATGATTTCACTAAAAAGAAATACGAAAGTAGAGAATTCACTCACAGCCCTAGCGGTCAGAATCCTTTATTAACTGATCAAATAAAAAGTGACTTTTCCACTACAGAGATACTACCATTGCTTGTACCTTTTGCAACATATAGGGACGTAGACAACAACACATTGAACTTTCTATATGACTCACTTCCAGAGAGAATTGCATATTCAAATTTATTCAATCAGGAAACTACATTTATTGATGTGCCTGGTAATACTAAGGTATATGCTGGTTCGGTGGTAGAACTGAAAGTACCCAACTATGATTCTGTTGGTGGTGAAGATCTCAATAAAGTAGCAAGTGGTAAATACCTTGTTACAGCAGTTAGACATTCTCTTAATATTTACACAGATTCAAAATATACGACACATTTACAGCTTAAAAGATTTGATAGAGGAGCTCCCTCAAGATGACGACAGCAGCTATTGGTGAAGAGGGTTTCAGGTGGTTTATAGGTAAAGTTGAAGATAGAGATGATCCCAAACAATTGGGAAGAGTCAGGGTAAGAATATACAATGTTCACCCTTTCACATCTAGTGGTGAGCCCGATACGGTAAAGGTCCCTAAGGATCATCTTCCATGGGCTATGCCTATCAATTCTATACTGAGTGCGGGAATCATCAAAAACTTTGGTGGTGACTTCAAAAAAGATGGTATAGGATTAAGTACAACAGGTCTATTGGTTGGATCGACTGTATTTGGATTCTTTGCAGATGGTAATGAATGTCAGATACCGTTGATCTTTGGTACTATTGCTGGGTTGGTTGGTGATGAAGAGGAAAATGAATTACCAAAAACTTCTTATGAGCAAAATAGTGTAGGAAACTTTAAAAATAATTTAAAAACTAACATTTCAATGCCGTTTCCTGGTGAACCAGATTCTCCATATAATGCTAAATATCCTTATAACAAGAGTTTAAGAACAGAATCAGGTCATCTTGTTGAACTTGATGATACTCCTGGTGAAGAGCGCATTCATGTGATGCACAAGAACGGATCTTATGTTGAAATTGACAGAGAGGGTACAACCGTCATAAAATCTATGAAAGATAGATTTGATATCACCGTAGAGGATAACAATGTATACATTGGTGGTAATGCTAATGTAAAAATTGACGGTAATGTAACGATGTATGTAGATGGTAACGTGTTAACTAAAGTAAATGGAACATATATTCTTGAGTCGCTGGGTAATATGATATTCAAAGCTCCAAGAGTAGATATTAACCCCACTTAAGGAAAAACAATGCCAGGAGTTGTAAGAGCTTTTTTAGACAGTCATATAGGCCATGCGTCACTGACTCCGAACCCCTTCCACAAGACTCCTTACGTGGAGGGTTCAGATGATGTTTTTGTAAATGGCATGCCAGTTGTCAGACTGAATGATAAAACAGGATGCGGGGATCCTGCTGTGGGTGCTTCTTTCAATGTTTTTGTAAATGGGAGAGGCGTACACAGACAAGGTGATGCTACTGGTGGACATGCTTCTTGGTTACCAAATGCAGCTGCTACTGGTTCAATGAATGTGTTTGTAAATGGCTAAACCAGATTACAGAGATATATTACAGAGGTATGGTCAGGCAACAACACCTGAAGATAAAGCAGCCATCAAAAATGAGCTCAAGTTTACTGAACCACTAACTGCAGAAGAAATAGATTTATTCGAGTATGTTGCTACTGGTTATCTTGAAACTCCAGTGCAAAAAATACCCGATGAGAATCCATATCCTGCAGACGGTAAAACAAAATTGAGATCTTATGTTGGTGTTTATTATAGTACAACGCAACCATGACAATAACAAGAAGAATAATTAAAGGATCGTCTCTTACATATGAAGAGATGGATGAAAATTTCAGAGATCTAAGATTTGACACGACACTGGACAGGGTTACTGAAAATGGTAACGTGACAGATAATAACATTACAGTAAAGGATATTGTAGCTGCTAACATTATTGCCAATAATATAACAGTTATAAATCAAAGTCCAAGTTTGACTGTAGCAGCTATCAATTCCGGTATCGTTCGAACCGTCTTTGTTGAGTACTCTTCAAACGTATCTCAGAATACAACATTTAGTTCTGGTAGAAACTCTACTGCTGGAGGACCCATTACCATTGACCAAGGGTTCGTTATGACAATCGAGAACGGTGCAACCTTAACCATCACATGAGGAATAAATGAGTTTATTAAAATTAAATGCTATCAAAAATGCAGATGCGACACCTAATAATATGACCCTTCACACCAATGGGTCAGTTACCTTTTCAAATAGTGTAATTGTTGCTGGTAATTTTTCATACGATTCTCAAACCTCTAATACTATCTTTGCCAATGGATTCAATTGTAACACTGCTACAATCAACACAGATTTGAATATTGGTGTAGTTACTGGCTTTCCTTTTTTTGACGGTATGGTGGTTCAAACGATCCTAAAAAGAACAGATGCGAGAACCGATTATCTCACAGGTACAGTTGATGGCTTTCACCAAGCAATTATTACTGACTTATCAGCTAATATTACTCCCAAGTTCGCAACGAGTATCATAACTTGTGAATTTTGGATACATGGAGAGGCCAATGATGCTGGTGGTGCTCAGAGTGTTTGGAGAGTTTATAAAAACAACTCAAAAAATACCACCGCAGGATATGAATCTTATAACAACACAGCAGGTAACGTACAGTTCTCTGGTCTTGCTGCAGGTCCATATGATGCAGATAGTAATTCTACTCTTAATCATATAAGATTATTTTATTATGATAAACCAAATACTACATCTGAAATTAGCTATCAGCCTGTATTTGTAAATTCCATCAATGCTAGTCAATACACATTTAAATTAAACAGAGCTTTTGGTAATATTGGCGCACTCAATTTCGAAAATACAGTCAGCTTTGTAAGATTAACGGAAATCTACTCTTCAACATAAAATGGCATACGCAGATAAATTTACAGTCACATCTCTTAAAACAGAAAGATATAGTGACTTCTATAACAACTTCGATAAAAATTTTGGATCTGGTGATCTTGCTAGAAAAACCAATGAGGACTCAATTGTAAATTCTCTCAAGAATATTATATTCACTAACAAGGGCGAGCGCCCATTTTTTCCTGAATTTGGATGTAACATCAGAGGGCTACTATTTGAAAACTTTAGTCAGTTTTTGGCTGATACAATTAAATCTGAAATTCAGACTGCAATACAGAATTTTGAACCAAGAATCACAACACTCAATGTAACGGTTAGAGATGATTCTAATAATAATGGATTCAGATTATATCTGTATTTCACCACAATAAATAATACTGAAACTGCGTCAGTAAACTTTCTCCTAAGAAGAATAAGATAAATGGCAAACTCATCTGTAAATCTAGTCAATCTTGATTTTGACTCTATCAAAGCATCATTAAAAAGCCATCTAAGATCACAATCAAGATTTCAAGATTATGATTTTGAGGGATCAAATATGAGCGTTCTTTTGGACGTGCTTGCTTACAACTCATACTTGAACTCTTTCTATCTTAACATGATCTCAAGCGAAATGTTTTTAGATAGTGCTCAGTTACGTGACAGTGTTGTATCACATGCTAAAGAGCTCAACTATCTTCCAAGATCATTTAGATCTGCAGTTGCCAACGTAAACATTTCTATCACCCCATCAACGTCAGTAACCTCCGTGGTGATTCCTGCTAAGACTTCGTTCACATCAAGGTTAGGTGCAAATAACTATAATTTTGTTACGTCAGAAGCTATTGCATTGACTGCTTCTAACAATGGTACATATACAGCAACCAATGTAGATTTATATGAAGGTTCATATGTTACTGATACGTTTGTGAAGAATGGGGTTGATTCTAACCAGAGATTTGTTCTTACAAACCCAAACATAGACACTACAAGCATAGAAATATTGGTTTCTGAGGACAGTGGTTCTTCAAACTTAGTATATACTCAAGCATTTTCATTGTACGGCCTTTCAACGAATTCTTACGTGTTTTTTGTTCAGGGAGCTCAGGACGACACTTATGAGGTAATGTTCGGAGATGGTTTCACTGGAAGACCTCCAAAAAGTTCAGCTATAATTGAAGTAACTTACAGGGTGTGCAACGGAGAGCTACCTAACGGTGCAGATACTTTTGTAAACAACTCTTCTATTGATGGTCACTCAAATGTCGCTGTTATCTTGAACTCTGCAGCAACAAGTGGTTCAATTTCAGAATCTATTGACTCAATCAAATTCAATGCTCCAAGGAGTTTCCAAACACAGGAAAGAGCAATCACAGAAAACGATTATAAGTTTCTTCTACAAAGAGAGTTCCCGGAAATACAAGCTATATCTGTGTACGGAGGTGAGAAGGAGGATCCACCTCAGTACGGTAAGGTATATCTCGCAATTGATATTGAAGGAGCTGATGGAATCTCAGATAGTAAAAAACAAGTGTACAATGCATACTTGGAGGATAAAGTTCCATTAGGATTCACTACAGAAATAGTATCACCTTCGTTTGTTTTCCTTGATGTTGATTCAATTGTCAAATACAATTATAATATAACTACGTTATCGGATAATCAAATAAAAACTAGAGTATTGAATGCAATCAGTTCTTTCAACATTAACAATCTAAACGACTTCAATACGACATTTAGATATAGTAAATTTGTTGCAGCTATAGATGAATCAGATAATTCCATACTTAACAATGATACAATAGTTACCCCATTTATAAGACTGACACCTATAACATTTACTCCATCAAGCTTCTCGCTCAACTTTAATACTGAGATTCTTATTACAACACCAACAACTGACACACACCCAGCATCAGCTGAGCGAGGAGTATATTCAACTAACTTTGTTTATCAAGGGTTCACTTGCCAGTTGGAAGACGATGGTATTGGTAACATACGAATCATGAAAATTAATACTGATGGAACTCATACAAAAATTACCAACGTAGGTACAGTAGACTATAATTCAGGAAAAATTATTATTACTGGTTTAAATGTTTCTTCTTATGCAGGATCTGGAATTAAACTATATGTGAAGCCTGTGAGTTTTGATTATACAGTTTCTCTCAGAAACATACTTACAATTAATCCTTCAGATATCAACGTAACAATGGTTCCGATCAGGTCATGAAAGAAATAGAAGATAACATTAGTTTATTGATTCAAAACCACTTTCCAGAATTCTATAAAGAAAGTGGTGACAACTTCATTGCTTTTGTAAAAGAGTATTATAATTGGGCGCTGCAGACTAACAATCACCTGTATCATTCAAGAAAATTATTAGATTATAGAGACATTGATAAAACCGTCGACGACTTTCTTTATCATTTTGAAGAAAAGTATTTGAAGGGTGCTCCAGTAAGTTTTCAAAGATCTAGATTTGATATTAAACACATCATTGATATCTACCGAGCTAAAGGATCAGAGCAGGGAACAAAACTATTTTTCAATAGAGTATTTGGTGATCCATCAGCAGAGGTATACTTTCCTGGCAAGGATGTTCTTAGAGCATCTGATGGTCAGTGGTATATTCCAAAATACTTAGAAGTCGATATTGCAGAAAAAACATCAACATTCCTAGGAAGATTAATTACAGGATCTGCTTCAGGAGCAACAGCTTTCGTTGAGGGAGTAAGTAGAAAAGTTATCAATGGAAAATATATTGATGTACTTTATCTTTCTAATATCAGTGGATCTTTTGATTTTGGTGAAATCATTACTCAAGATGGATTTCTTGATGGTTGCCCAAAGGTAGTTGGTTCTCTCACATCCATAACTATCATAGACTCAGGAAGAGAATTTCAAGTAGGTGATGTTGTTGATGTTGTGTCTAATAGACGAGGAAAATTAGGAAAAGCAAGGGTTGATGAAGTTGGAAGATCTACAGGAAAGGTGACGTTTAACTTAGTTGACGGTGGATCTGGATACAGACTTACAACGGTTCCTGAAGTAGCTTCAAGAATGTTGTTACTTGAAAATATTGTATCATCTAATTCTTATGTACCTAATTTCATTGAAGATGAAATAGTTTATCAACCTTTAATTAATATTGCATTCACTACATCTAACACAGTATTCAACGTTGGAGATTTAGTTACAGGATCTAATTCTATGGCAGATGTAAGTACTGGTAGAGTTGTCGGTAAATCCCAAATAGCTATTACCGGTACAGTTACTGCTACTTCCACATCAAATGTTGTGATCGGAATAAACACTAATTTCACTACAGCACTTCAAAGTGGTGACTATATCAGGTTTCAATCAAATAATACCATTTTCCAGGTGAGAGCTTCCAATGGTATAACTAATGCAACACATCTCTTCTTAACTACAAATGGTCCTGATGTAACAGCAAACACTGTTGTTCCTGCTAATGGAACATTAAGAATGGTACCAATAACTGGTTCATTTACAGACGCTGATAGAATCAAGAATACTACAGCATTAATTACAGGAACTGCTAATTCAACTGCATACGGTACTGTCATGGGAGTGAATAGTACTGCTATTGGATTGATAGATGTAGTTAATACTTTTACACCAAATAATTATAATTACATTTACGGAGCAGTATCAAACGTATACGCTAATGTTGATATTATTGGTACAGGTGCCTCTGCTGGATTTGAAGTTGGTAGTCTTACAGATGAAGAAGCTGTCTACCTCAACACAGACTTAATTGGATCAAACAACTCAATAATTCTTACAGCACTCTCAGGTACGGTTTCCTCAAATATAACAAGCGCTCAAGTTAATGGAACAAGTACTTCATTTACTACGGAAATTTATAGAGGTGATTATGTAAAGTTCTCTGGTAATAATACCATCTTCCAAGTTAATAATGTAACAAATAACACTGTATTATTTTTAACTACTAATGGTCCTGCTTCTTCAGCTAATGTATTGAGTCGTAGTAATGGTACATACACGAGTATTTTCTTAGATTCATTCAGATATGGATTTCCAAAATTACCTCAGGCCAATCTTTCATCTATACTAAATTTAACTTTAGATTTAGATGTGTTCCAGATAGGTACAATCGCCTCACTAACAAACATCAATCCTGGTTCTGATTATAACGTATCTCCTTTCTTGAGAGTGAGAGATGGTGGTATCGCAGCATTCAACAAGAGAGATCTCCACTTAATTGTTTCGAATCAGTCTGGCGTATTTGTTAATGGAGAAGAAATAGTACAGAATTTCAGTGCTCCTTCTGTTTCAATGTCAATAAGTGGATCGAATAATGCATTTACTCTAACAGAAACAGTTACTCAGGATATCGGAGCTAGTAACTCATACGGATCAGTTGTAACTGCTAATCTTACAAACGTAAAATTATCAACAACAAATACATTTGTTAATTCTACGTTACAGACTGTAGCTACTGGAACTGTTGAAGGAAATATAAACAGTGCACAGGTGAATGGTACGGGCACTTTATTTACATCCGAGTTTACTCAAGGTGATTACATCAAATTTAGTGGAAATAATTTAATTTTCCAAGTTGATACTGTAACAAACAATACTATCTTAACTCTTACAACAAACTGTGCGAGTATTGGTGCAGGAAACACATTACAAAGAGTAACAGAATTAGCTGTTGGTATGACATCTGGCAAGATATTCTTTGTTAATGTGGCCACTACAGATACAATACTTTCACTGTCAAGAGGAAGAGTTTTATCTTCAAGTGCAAGTGCAGGATTCGTTAATGTTAAGAGAAGATCATTCAATCAATCATTTACTCCTAATGTTACAATAACAGGAACAACCTCTGGTGCTACTGCAAATGTGATATCTGTCACTCAAATTGCTGACTCATCCCGCATGGGTTATAATGCTAATGTTACATCTCTAGCAGGAACTGTTAATGGATCTATTGAATCTGTTTCAGTGTTCAATTCAGGTTATGCATACGAAGAAGATGAAATAATCACTCTCTCTACTGAAGGTAATCAGTATGTTGCAACAGGTCTATCAAAATTACTACAAGAAGGAACTGGTGAAGGAAGATTTTTATCAACAAGAGGTTTTCTAAACAGTGATAAATATATTCATGATGGTGATTACTATCAGGCATTTTCTTACGAGGTACAGTCTTCTCTAGGATTAGAAGTTTATTCGGATACACTCAAAAAACTCCTACATGTTGCTGGAACAAAACTATTCGGAAGAGTTGTCAGAGTATCTATAGCAAACACTCAAATTACAACTGATGGGGTTATTACAACTTTAAGCTAATGAGTACATTAATCACTAATAATTTAAGATTATTTTCAAGCGATAACTTTGTTGAATCCTTTACGGAACCTGGATTCAACATCTACTATATGTTTGTTGGTAATCCATTGCCTTTCACAAACGACAATACTCCACCACAGCTGTACGATAATATTGATACTACTGTCATAAAAGCATATGAAAATATGATTTATGGTAAAAGAATATCAGCCAATGATGTGGTGAAGCTTGTTAGAAGAGTCGATTGGACTAACGGCACCGCCTATCAAAAATACACTCACGATAACAACAACCTCTTCAATGAAGATTTTTTTGTTATGGTAGATGAGACAACAAGCTATTCAATTTTCAAATGCCTTGATAATAATGGTGGCGCAAATTCTACAGATGCTCCTTTACTAACTGAAACCTCTGCTGATGATGATTTTTACTTTACCAGTGATGGATATCAGTGGAAGTATATGTATTCGATAACTCCATCTCAGTTGTCAAAATTTGGAACATCAGATTATATTCCTGTGTTCGTTAATCAGAACGTAGTAAGTAATTCCGTTGGTGGTTCCATTGATAATATTCAGATCACCTTTGGGGGAGTTGGTTATGCATCATATACAAGTGGATCATTTCAGGAAGTACAAGTTGGTGGTAGTGAGATAACTTTCAAGATTGATCCTTCAACAGCTTCTAGTAACGCTAATTTCTACACGGGATGTGCTATCAAGATCACTAGTGGTGTTGGTAGTGGTCAACTTCGTAAAATTACATCATACAACGTAGTTGGCGCTACAAGAACTATAACTGTTGATTTAGAATTTGATCCGCCTCCAACAACAGCTTCTTCATATGAAATAACTCCATTCGTTACAATCAATGGTGACGGCACAGATGCATCAGCGAGGGCAATTGTAAATTCTGTCAGTAATACAATCTATAGAATTGAAGTTGTCAATAGGGGTGCAAACTATTCTTATGCGGATGTTATTGTGTCTGGTAACACTGGAACTGCTTCACCAACTCCAGAAAACACTGCTACAGCAAAGGTTATCATAAGTCCAAAGGGTGGACATGGTAGTAATGCAGCTGCCGAGCTTGGAAGTCATAATGTAGGTATTAGTGTTGAGTTTGACAGTACTGTATCTGGTAACAAAGTAGTTGATGAAAACGATTTCAGATCAATTGGAATCATTAAAGACCCAGTATTTTCAAATGTTCAGATTGGGTCAGCAGTAGGTGATAGAAGCGGAACTTTTGCTGATGGAGAAGTAGTTACTCAAACATCTGGTTTTGAGGTAGCAGGAATTGTTATTACAAGTCCTGGGTCTGGATATACTTCTAACACAACAGTTACAGTGACGGGTACGAACATCACTCCAGTTTCGGCTAATGCGTCAAGCAATTCATTAGGAAAAATATCTTCTATAAATATTGCCAACAATGGATCTGGCTATGAATCAGTTCCTTCAGTTACTATTGCTGCACCTCTGGCACTCAGCTTCAATGCTCAATCAGCTGTTGATGGGTCTTCAGATTTCATTACAATATCCGGACACAAATTTCAAGATAATGATTATGTTAAGTACCTAGTAGCTTCTGGAAATACATCCCTGACAAACCTTGCAAACAATACGTCGTACTGGGTTGTTTCATCAAACTCTAGCGGTGTCAAATTAGCCACTACAAGAGAAGGATCACCAATTAATCTTTCACCAGGTGCTGTCAGTGAAACAGGTCATACTTTGACTGGTCAAACAGCAACAGCAACTGCAGTGCTAGATTTAGATAGTATCGTAACTGCATGTGGAGTGATAACAGTAGTAGATACAAATTACATCAGGCTTACAAACGCTTACGGATTTTTTACAACTGGAAGTCTGATTATTGGCCAGTCATCTGGAGCAACATCTCCTGTTTCGAATGTAACCCAGCCATCATCTTACTTTGATCAAACCTTCAAGATTGTTGCAACTCAACCATCACCACCATTTCAGGAAGATGAGTTGGTCGTGCAATCTACAAATGCAAACGGTTATGTTTATTCTGCAAACTCTTCAACTATGAGAATTGTGAATAAGAAGGGTGTGTTTAATAAAAGCGAGGTTGGGGGAACTACATATTATGTTGATGGTATAACATCTGGAGTACAGGCAGAGATCACAGGAACAATAGAAGGTGATCTTGTGAAGGGAACCGGGGACGTGATATATGTGGAAAATTTTACACCAATATCAAAGACAGTTGGCCAGAAAGAAACTTTCAAACTTATTTTAGATTTTTAATTAGAGGAACAAATGGCTCTTGAGACAGATTTAAACATCGATCCTTATTACGATGATTACAATGAAGATAAGAATTTTCATAGGGTATTATTCAGACCTGCTGTTCCTGTACAGGCAAGAGAGTTAACTCAGCTTCAGGATATTCTTCAAAATCAAGTAGAAAGATTTGGACAGAATATTTTTAGAGAAGGTAGTGTTATCAGAGGGTGCTCTTTCACATATGACGACAAATATTTTTATGTAAAAGTTCTAGATCTTTTAGCAGATCCTGTTGGTAGCCCTGCAGATGTTGCTGCTTATGTTAATACATACATTGTTCACGATGCCTCTGGACTGCAGTCGATCTGCGTCAATTCCGTCACTGGCTTACAATCACAGTCCCCAGATCTTAACACACTTTACGTTAAGTATTTGAACACTGGTGATTCAAGTGGGTCCGAAAAGAAAACATTTGCATTGAATGATGTTCTAACGTCATACGATATAAATTACAAGTTGGTATCTATTGCGGTTACATCAGGAGGTACTGGTTATGATAACTCACATCTAGTAAGTATTACTGGTGGAGATGGTACTGGTGCTGTTGCAAACGTAGTCACATATTCGAATGGTACGATTAGATCTATTGTACTAACCTCACAAGGATCAGGTTACGTAACTGCTCCTACAGTTGCAATCACAAACACCTCTGGTGGTACTTCTGGCATTGGTTCAGGCGCAGCATTTATTGCTAAAAACTATTATGCTAAATTAACTGTAGCTAACAGCCAGTTTGAAACAGGTGGGGCTACTAATATTGGTAGGGGATATGCTGCTAAAGTCACAGAAGGTGTTATTTTCCAAAAAGGACATTTTGTCAGAGTTGATCCACAAGAAATTATTGTGGAAAAATATTCCCCTCTACCAAATGGTCTTGCTCTTGGATTTACAACAAACGAATCTATTGTCAATAATAACGTAGATCCTTCTCTACTAGATGGAGCTCAAGGATATAGTAATTATACAGCTCCTGGTGCGCATAGACTTAAGCTAACAGCTAATCTTGTAGTAAAAACTATTGCTGATGCTAAATCTGAAGAAGGATTCTTCTCTCTGGTAGAATTTGAAAACGGAAGAGTGACTAGACAGAGAACTCGTACAGAATTCAATTCTGTTGAGACAGAAATGGCTAGAAGAACTGATGATATGATGGGTAACTTCTCCGTCATTCCTTTCAGAGTCTATACTGATGATTTTATTGGTGTTGGAACTAACTCTGTAAATTCTACATCTCATATCACTGCTGCTGTAACATCAGGCCTTGGTTATATCAGAGGACATAGAGTTGAAGTTACAGATACAATCAGATTACCAATTAGAAAATCAACAGAAACAAAAATTGATATTGATCAAGATGTGTCTATTAATTTTGGATCGTATGTAATTGTAAATGAGTATCTTGGTAATTTTAATTTCGAAGAAGCGGTAACCGTTGACTTGTATAATAAAGCTTCTGATGGTATTACTGCCAGATATGGTCAAACACCTAACAATACTGGGTCCTTGATTGGAACCGCAAGACTTAGATCTATTGTTTATGATGGTGGTGCAATTGGAACGCCAGAATGTCAATACAGAGCATACCTGTTTGATGTTAAAATGCAGGCAGGATTTTCTTTCTCTCAAGTAAGATCAATATTTAAATCAGGGACTGGTTCAGCTGATTTGGTTTTAGAGCCGGCAAGAGGAATAACATCATTCACAGTCAATTTCAATGCTTCAAGTGATGTAAACGATACGAGTGAGACAATTTCAATTTCAGATGCAAAGGCATATTTCACAGAAGGTGACTATGTTGTGTATACAGTAGCTGCTGGAAACACAGCGGTGAGTGCTTTGGAAAACGGCACTGGATATTATATTAACTCTGTAAATAGTACCTCGATCTCTCTAAGAACCTCTCCAACAGGATCAACTCCAGTTAACCTAACTGCTGGAGTAAGTGAGACAGGACACTTTCTATCAGCATCAAAGGGTCCAAAAGAAGCTGTGCTCAAGGACCCAGCATTTGATGCACTGATCTATTCATCAGGAACCTATGCGGTTTCAAATGTATCAAGTGCTTCTTATCAATTCAGAGGAACCATACCAACTACATTCTCAGTGAGTGGTGTAGGAGCAATTGATGCTGTTACTCAATATGGTGCAGGGCATACATTCCCTTATGGTGTAGGGACAGTGCTTAATAGTCTTCAAGAGACTGATTTAATAGTCATTCCAGCTGCAAACTCATACTCATCAGCAAATATAGCTGGTTCAGTTTCTTCGTACAGTGGTAATGTTGTTACAGGAACAGGTACGTCGTTCTTATCCAGTTTATATGTTGGTGATTATATTCGTTTTTCTAACACTATTCAAGCAAATGCAGAGTTCAGAAGAATTACAAGAATCGACTCTGATTCCGTACTTTATCTAAGTGGAACAAATAGCCCTGCAATTATTGATGCTAATATTGCCCTGGCATTCCCCAAAAATGTTCCATTCACTCTTCAAAATAGAACGGGTGCTAACATTGAAATAGACGCAACAAATCAATATCAGGCTAATGTTAGTCTGGGTGTTGGTTTGAATACATCTGTAGCTGCTAATGTTATTTGTAATATAAAAACTACTGCGCCAACTCTCACTGCAAAATCTCTGACCGCTAATGTATTAATTAAAGTTGATGGTGCAGCAATATCAGCAAATCCAAAAGGACCATGGTGCCTAGGTATTCCTGACATTCAAAAAATTAAAGCGGTGTACAGAGGAACAGGCACATCGTACAACACCACAGGTACAAATATATCAACAAATTTCCAACTTGATGATGGACAACGTGATGCGTATTATGGACTTGGATATTTGAGCATCAACCCTCAAAATCCTATCACTCTCACTGGAACTGATAATCTTACAGTTGTAGCTGATGTACTTACAATATCAACTCCAGGAAAGTATGTTACCACAGAATCGTATCCGATTGATGATACTACGCCATCTCTCCCTAGTAACAAAATAAGAACTCAAAATATCAAAGTTTTCAAGAGAAAAGACGGTAGATATATGAGTCTCAGAGATAGCATTGATTTCAGACCTTATGCTGCAAATACCGCAGTCCTGGCTACATCTATTGGAAATGCTAATACAGTTTCAGAAATAAGCAAAACAGAAGTATTCTCTGGTAATAAATTCTTTCCTGTTCCTAATACATTATTCGAAGCTGATATTGAATCTTACTTGAAAAGAATTGATGCTATCTGTGTTGATGCTCTAGGAGTCTTTGAGGTTGTTGAAGGTGAGCCTTCTAACAACCCATCACCACCCTTAGTTCCTGATACTTCAACTAGATTATTTAATATCCATGTAGCTGAATTTCCTTCACTACCTGCAAAAGAAGCATACGATACAGCAGCTGGTCAGTATGCTACTCTTGTCGAAGACTTTCAGACTAGAAGATATACAATGCAGGATATCAAAGATATTGAAAGAAGAATAGAAAGACTGGAATACATTTCAATTTTGAACTTGTTGGAAAAGAAATCATCTGAAGTTTTAGTTAAGAGTGATTTAGATCCAAACCTAAACCGATTCAAAAATGGTTTCTTTGCAGATGGATTTGATGATTATAATTTATGTGATCCATTGGATCCTGAATTGAATATTCTCATTGATTTCACAGCTTCCAAAGCCAGACCATATGTTTTAGAAACTAGAATTCCTCTGAAATTTAATAGCGATACTTCAACAAATGTTACTCAGAAGGGGGATAGTATCATTCTAGGATACACTCACTCTGACCCTGTATTCATCGAGCAACCACAGGCAACAAAGTTTGTTAACCTTGCTCAAGATACGTATCATTACAGAGGGCAGTTGTATCTTACACCTGAATTTGACAATTATTACGACATTGAACAGAACTTTGTTCAGTTTGATGTGGGTGATGGTAAGGCTATTGATGCGATCGCAAGGAGCTACAACAAACTACTTGTTGCTGGTTTCCAAGGTAGCAGTGCAGACGGTAAGAACAGATTGTTTAATGTTACAGCTGGATTGAAAGTTGGTGATTTTAGTGTGTCAGAATCGGTTGCTAAAGTTCATGCTCCAGTTCTTATTGCTCAATCACGCAGAACAAATACATGGCAAGTACAAACTGATCTCAATGTTACCTCTACTTACCCTCAAATAAAAGGAACGAGAACTACTGATACTCAAATTCTTGGTAATGTACTTAATGACCTGACATTAAGACCTTTCATAAGACCACAGAAAATTTATTTTCAAGCAGTTGGTCTTCGTCCTGGTGCTAGACACTTCGTCTTCATTGACGAGAAGGACATGACTAGTTACACTAGACCAATGAAGATCAATGATACATCTCAAGGTGATAGAGTTATCTTGGATAGTAGTGGCGAAGCCACTAACCTAACTGCTATTGGTGTGAAAGGTGACCCATTGGTTCCAGTGGCCATCTCTTCACAAAATGTAGAAGATGATACAAATGGAGTCTTGATTGGTGAAATTGAAATAGGAACAGATTCTGGTAATCAATTTTTCTGTGGTGAAATTCAAATAAGAATTGTTGATGTTGATAATATTAACAGTGCTGATGCAACTACATCAGAGGCTACTGCTAAGTTCAGAGCTTACAGCTTTGAAGGTTCTAAGTCTCTGATAACCATGAAAAATGATAGATACCAATTTGAAGGTCTTACAGAGAACAGAGGTCAGTTTACAAGATCAACATATCACCAGTTCAATACTGCTAGAGGATGTGTTCCAGTTGCACAGACCTTTAGAGTTGACCTAAGTGAAGATCAGGCAACATCGGGTGTATTCCTGACTAAGGTACACGTATACTTCAAACGTAAAGATAATAGATTTGGTGTCAACGTACAAATCAGAGAAACTGAGAATGGAGTACCTGGAAGAACAGTTCTAGCTACTACTAACTTAAGACCATCACAAGTTAATATAGCTGATGAAGATGGCCAGTTTGAATTTACTGAGATTGAATTCAAAGAACCGGTATATCTTGCAACAGGATTTGAATATGCTATCGTGCTTCATCCTGAAGGGTTCTCACCTGAGTATTTGGTTTGGACAGCAGTTGCTGGCCAGGAAAATCTGAGACCACAAGTATCTGGTGAACCATACAGACAAGTTGTAATTAATGACTGGGGTAGTGGTTCATTGTTCTATTCAACAAACGGTACTGCTTGGACACCAATTCAAAACGAAGACTTAACCATGAAAGTATTTGTTGCTACATTTACTGCATCTGGTGGAACAGCAAGATTCAATAATGGTGATTTAGAGTTCTTGAAAATTACTAACCAGCAGGGTGATTTTAATGTTGGAGAAAGAATCGCTCAGATATCAAACACATATCTAGCTGGAACTATTACAACATCAACAACACTTAATACAAATAATTGCTTCACAATCACTGGTGTTGGCACAAACTTTACTTCTGGTATTAATCCAGATGATTATGCGTTCATTGTATATGCCCACACAACAACTACAACAACTGGTACAGTTTCTGTTTCTTCTGGTTCGGCTACCGTAACAGGCTCCGGAACATTATTCTCAACAGAACTTACAGAAGGTCAGTGGGTCGTTATTGCAAACACTCACATAAGAAGAGTTGACAGTATAGCTAACAATACTCAGCTCACTCTTGACAGTATTATTTCCAGCACAGTTACTGGACAGGAATTGAGAGAGATGACGGTTGATTATGATGTGGCAAAAGTCAAATCAAGAGCTAGTGCAACATCTTTGGAAATTGATAAGAAACCTTCAAGGCAAACTAGCTCGACAACATTTGCTAATATGCAGAAGGTTGTTTCCGGAGTAATCAGCGGTCAACCTTCAATTCCAGCTGACAGTATTATTGTAGATTTTTCAAACGCTGCAAATGATACGTTTAAATTTGTAACTGGTAATACTATTATTGGAGATGAGTCTCTTTCTATAGGAGATATTGCTGAAGTTCTTGATAGAAAAGTTCATTACTTGACACCACAAATTCAATATTTGACTCCAACAAGAACAAATATTTCGTTAAGTGCAAATATTGCTGCTACTACTGCAACAGCTGCGAATACTTCTTACTTGATGAGATCTGTCAATATAATGACTTATGAGGGAGTTATCAAGAGTAAGAGTAATGAAATTTCTGGAAGTACCATTACAAAATCAGTGGTAGCTTCATTTCCATTTTCATCAACATCACCAGTACCAAAAGTCAGTCCAAGACTTGATATGAGATCGATGTTCCTTATTGGAGAGAACTTAATTAACAACGATGCAACAGGTGAGGAAGGTAACTTTGGAAATGCAGAAGTTAAGTATATTTCCAAGAGAATTGATTTGGCTGATGGTCAGGATTCAGAAGATATGCAAGTTTTCTTGACTGCTTATAAGCCTGCAGGATCATCAATAAAGGTTTATACAAGAATCAAAAATCCAGCTGACCCTGATCAATTTGAAGATGGTGCTTGGTCTGAAATGGTAGTCATAAATGATGATTATACTTCAACTGCACTCACTGAGAATGATATGTATGAATACAAGTATACTTTTAGTCAGACACCACCGTCTCAAGTGATTGATACTGCGATTACTGCATCGGGTAACACTACAGTTACTGGAACAGGTGCTGTTCTTACTTACAATTTCAATTCTGATACTGGTGTAAGTAATACTAATGAGACAATTGCGATATCATCAGCAAATACTAAGTTTTCTGTTGGAGAGAAAGTAACATATCTTGTTCAATCAGGAAATACAGCTGTAACTGGTTTAACTGCAAATTCAACGTACTTCATTCAGTTTGCCAATTCAACTCATATTAAGTTGACTGATAAAATTGGTGGATCTGCCATCAACTTGACGTCAGCAGGTTCAGGTGAAACTGGTCACTCTATTTCTGGTGAAGATGAGTTAGCTCCTGGCGATCTAGTCAAGATTGTTAAATCTAGTACTCTAACAGATTATGAGATAGCTACGGTTTCAACTGTTGCATCTAATGGACTAAACTTTACAACTACTCAGTCAACGGTATTCAATTCCGCTGGCTTAGGATTAGAAAAGGTAACAGTACCTAAAGCTGCTTACAAGTATGCTCTTGATAATGGTATCGTTAGATACAATTCCACTAACGGAGCATACTTTAAGACATATAAACAATTTGCTATCAAGATTGTTTTATTGTCTAGTGATGAGTTGAAAGTTCCAGTCTTGGAAGATGTGAGAGCTTTAGCATTGAGTGTATAATATGGAACCTATACTAGAGAAAACTAATCTTGAAAATTTCAAGAGGGATGTGAGAACAAATGCCGTACTAAATACTGACGCAGCTGCTTATGAAAATTATAAAATGAAAAGGGATGCGTCACTTAAACAAAAGCATTTGGAGCAGCAGGTCACAGACCTCCGAAACGAGATGACTGAGATCAAAGATCTATTAAAACTTTTAATTCAAAGAGATAATAATGGCTAATTTTACAGCTAATGTTACTACAACATCTGACACATTTCAAAATTGGGTTGATAAAACCAATATTCTTCTTGATGCTTATTCGACTGTAATTGTTACATCAGCTGCCAACTCAACTGGTGGTGTCACCACTGGCAACACTTTTGTTAACGGCTTCTTTTCAGCTAACACTCTTATTGCAGTCAACTCCTTGAGGGGTGGCACAGTAGCTGGTTCAGGTCCACTTAATATAACTAGTAATGTATCAATAGGAAATAGTACAGTGAATACCGTTGTACTAACTTTAGGTGATCTTAAATTATCAAACAGCTCCTTTCAAACTACAGCAAACCTTTCTGGATTATATACTAATGGAGCATTGAGTGTATCAGGTAATACGACAATAAGTGGAACAGTTCACGCTATTTCCGGAAATACTGACTTCGACTCAGGCACATTATTTGTAGATGCTACTAATAACAGAGTTGGTATCAATAATACAGCTCCTGGTGTTGCTTTAAGAGTCACAGGTGCTGTCGACATCTCTTCAACAGCAAATGTACAGAATAATGCCAACGTTGGTGGTACCTTAGGAGTGGTTGGTGCAGTAGCAACTCAGAATACATTGACTGTAACTGGTAACACTGTTTTGCAAAAAGAGCTGCTTGTAACTGGTAATGTATTCTTTGTGTCAAATACATTCACAATCAACGCTTCAGGAACAACTGTCACAACCAATACGGCTTTGAGAGCAAATGTTGATTTGGGAACTGTTTCTAATAGAGCAGATCTTTCTCTGTTAAATGGTAACCTTGTCATAAACACAGTTACAACCTTTGTTACATCTAATACAGATCTAGGATCTGATACATCTTCTAATCTTTTAGTGATGAGATTTCCTAAGACGTTCAGGGGAGCAAAAATACTTATTTCTGCAAACACCTCAACAAAAGCTCAGTTATCAGAAATGACTGTCGTAAATGATGGAACAGATACAGTTACATCTGTATATGGTACTGTTGTAGTTCCAGCTGGATCAGCAAATGTTTTTCAAGCCACTGCTTCTATTAACAATGCTAATGTCGAGATTTTCATAAAGCAAGCTAACATAAACACAGGTGTCAAATTGTCGGCAACATTAATCTAATAGGTTTTAAATGGCTAACGCAAACACAACTTTTCAAATTCCTTTTGGAGCACTGGTCGGTGGTGAAAATGAAACCAGAATCAAAGGTGACCTGGTCGTTGAAGGTAACCTTTCCACATCTGGAGTACTGACTTATACACAGACATCTTTAACAGACATAATTCCAAATGCCGACAAAAATGATTTAGGTAATACTTTAAAAAGATGGGACTTGTTTGCATATGATGCAAACGTAGCTAATACTTTGAAGGTAGGTGGTGTTGCTACACTTGATGATACATTATCTGTAGCAAAGGCTTTTTCATCTGGAAACTCATCTATTACAGGGTTTTCAAATGTATCAGGTACACTGACAGCAAATGGTAACACATCATTAACTAATTCGCTTTTGACTGTTAACACAAATTCAGGAACTAATGCTAATACGTTGACTGTTGGTGCAGCAAATGTAAGTATTGATTCTGGAGTTTTGTTTGTAGATGCTATCAATAATAGAGTTGGAGTAAATAACACTGCACCTGATATATCGTTAAGAGTTATAGGTACTGTAGGCGCTAATGACGTACATGTTGGAAATAGTGGTTCTAATGTTCACATTTCTAATACTGGTGTTCTAATTGGTGGAGGAGCAAGCTCAACAGGATTGAGGCCAACATCAAATACAACAGGTGCTACAGGTGGACTAGGCAACTCAACTGCAACATGGTCAATTTGGGCCAACACTATTAACATTACTAATGGTATCAATGCAAATGGTACAATCAATGCTGACGATGGTGGATTTATTGGGTCATCATTCACAGTACAAGCTATTGGTACAAGCTCTGATTACTTGATTGCAAATGCTTCAGGTATATACACTACTCAAGATGGTACCGTTATTGGAAGTGTGTCTAAAAGATTTGAGTTGTTTGGAAATACATTAAATGTTTCTAACGCAACTGCTTTAGGAAATACTACTATTACTGGAGAACTTTCTGCTACAGGAAATGTAGCCTTTGGTGCTAATATTATTTTCAATTTAGCTAGTGAGAGAGTAACGGTAGGAAACAGTCAAACAAATACAGTTATCACAAAGACTGGTATAACGAGTAATGGTACTTTAAATATTCAAGGAAACGCAACCCTAAGTGGATCTTTACAAACTATTTCTGGAAATGTCAATATTGATTCCGGAGTTTTGTATGTAGATTCAATCAGTAACAAAGTAGGTATCAATAATACTGCACCTGATTCAGCATTAAGAGTAACTGGTGACGTTGATGTTTCTGCAAATTTATTAATAAGATCATTTGCTAACGTAACAGCCAATTTGAACATACTTGATTCTGCTATTGTTAATAATGCAATTAGCTCGAGAAATCTCACCACTAATAATACTATAACATTATCTGGAACAGCTACAGTACCAGGTACAACATCTGTTACAGGTAGTGGTACAAATTTCACTCAAGTATTGGTTACCGGTGACGAGATTGTATTCACAGGATGTACATCTATTTTTACAGTACAGTCCATAACTAATGACACCAGTTTAACCTTGTCCACAACAGGTCCAAATTTATCTGGTGTTACATTTGCAAAGTTAGTTAAGTTCGTTTCAAATACTTCTGGAATCATATCGTCAGCTGGTATACGCGCTTCAGGTAATTTGACTACAAATGGTGTTTTGAATTCTATCTTAGGCAATACTAATTTTGATTCTGGAACACTTTTCGTAGATGCAACTAATAATAGAATTGGTATTAATAACACTGCTCCTTTAGTAGCACTTCAAGTATCTGGAGACATTAATGCAACGAGTATCACTCTTACCAGCAGTATTAATGCTACTAGCTTCTCAACGTCAGGGTTTGTTGCAAATACATCAGCAATCATTCCAACATCTAATACTATTCTTTTAGGTAATAACACTGGAAGGTTTGTTATATCAGCAAATTCCGCTGACTTTACAGGTACAGTGTCTGGTACTGTTGCCAATATGTCAACCAGTGTCAATTCAGCATTGATTACTATTGGGTCCAATTTCATAGCAAACTCTACTGATCTTCAACACACTGGTACAGCTAAATTCAGAGAAATAAGTTTTGATAATAATGATTCGGGTGTGAATTTCTTCGCCAACACCTCATTCATTAGAATGCCGTTTGGATTCTCAGCAAACTCAACAACTGTATCTTTTGGTACATCATTTGTTGCAAATAATTCAGGACTTCATACTTCAGGTAACGGAGTGGTGGTCAGATCTGGTTCTATTTCAGTTGGTGCAGGAACTTCAAATACTGAATTAGCATCTAGTGCTGTTACATCTCCAGTATTAAATGTTATCAACACTACCTCAACTTACTTAATAGCAAATACTACTCATAGTAGACTTGCTGGAGTGTTGCTAGCAAACAATGCTGCTGGTACTTCAGGACATATTTTATATACTGCTGGATCAGGTGCCAATGCTTACTGGGCTGCACCACCAAGTGGAACAACTGCAGCAACCCCTGGCACCATAGTAAGTCGTGATGGTATTGGTGATATTTACGCAGTAAACTTCTATGCTACATCTGATGCAGTTTTGAAGGAGAATATAAATAATATTGATATTCCAGAAAAAATACTAAACCTCTCAGCTAAACAGTATAACTTCAAAGGAAGCGATTCTGTTCAATATGGTTTTGTTGCTCAAGATGTTGAGGAGATTATTCCTGAAATGGTTAGTAATAGTGGAGAGTTTAAGGCTATTAATTATATTCAGATGATTGCAATGTTAGTTGAGGTGGTCAAAAAACAAGATCAACGAATTAAAAAACTAGAAAATAAATGAATTTCTATTGTGGTTCTGATCAATTATATCCAATTGGCTTTCAGTATATTCAAAAAAAAGATTTCATGCTAAGATATGGTGGGGGTATGGTCGTTGGTACCCCTCCATTTCGAACTTGCGATAATATTGGTCAATTAGGTAATAATAATACAACTTACACGGGAACAGTTCCTATTCCAACTTGTTCACGAGGAATGGACTGGAAGTTTGTTTGTAGATCGTTTTACAACACAGCTGCTATAACCTGTAATGGAAGACTTTTTACATGGGGTAGTAATCAGTGTGGCCAACTAGGTAATTCTCTTGCAGGTACAGCAGATAAATCAACTCCAGTTCAGGTTGTCGGATGTGATTGGAGATATGTTTACCCCGACGGTATATTAAATATGTACGGTATCAAAAATGATGGATCAGTTTGGTGCTGGGGTTCAAATGGAGTTGGTGGCTCTCTTTCAACTCCTGTAGCTACAACGTATGGTACTGGTTGGAAATGCATTATTTCCAACTGTGATGCATGCTATTTAATGAGCGAGAGTTACGAGTGGTATTCTCTTGGAAGAAATTGTTTTGGTTTACTAGCAGCTGGTGTCCCATACGATAATCCTCCGGCTGGATGTATATCTCGCTCAGTTTTAAATTCAAGCGCTTTGATAGTCGAAGATTGTTCATACGTAGATAGATATACAAGATTTAGAGAATTGTCGACCCACAGGAATTCTACATCTGTATTAGCTATTGGTCTTGATTGCCATCTTTACTTTTGGGGTAGAAATCAGTGTGGATGGAATATACCTTTACAAAGTGACCAAGGAGTGTATTGTTGTGAGTATAATATTCCAGTTCAAATACCTGAAATGGGTAATTGCTGGAGAAAAATATCTCTTGGTTTCATAAGTGGAGCTGGAATAACAAGAAATGGTGAACTTTATACATGGGGATGCAATTGCTACGGTCACCTTGGAGACGGTACAACAGTTAGTAGTTATTGTACAAGTGTTACGAGTGGTAGTTGTGATTGGGTAGATGTCCACGTAGGTGGTTTCGGCTCATTGATTACCCCTGGTGTAGGTTCTTTTTTTATGGTAGCTACTAAAAAAGATGGTTCGTTGTGGGCTTGGGGACGTAACGACTGTGGTCAACTTGGTATTGGTAGTACAGTCCCTTGTGTTTCTACCCCCGTCCAAGTTACTAATGGTGGATTCAAAGGATGGAAAAACATAGGCGGCCACATTGGCTGGTCCGCCATCGGAATTTTATAAACGGAGATCAAAGTGTACGTTTTAACAGACAAAGATGATGTAGTTTTACTGGGACCAATAGAATGGAGTCCTGGACTTATCTTGAGCACGCTTGAATCTGAAGTGGGGGAAGACCTACAATTCAATCCCTCAGACTTCAGAAGGGTACCTTACGAACCAGTTGAAGGTTATAAAATTAGATTTGCAGAGGTTGTTGAACATAATCAAAATCCTTTGTTTTATGATAGAACAGGCCCTACATGGACTTTTACTGAAGCTATGGGTACAGCAACCTATTCCAGTACGCCAAAAAGTATTACCTCAATAAAATCTGAATTGAAATCAACAATATCATCTATGAGATGGAATAGAGAAAATGATAGTTTAAATTTGAAGGTGGGAGAAGAAGATATATCAATATCAATCAATAGAGAAAGTAGGTCTATTTACTTTCAAAAATATCTTTTGGCAGATGATGAATCTACGATACCATTCAAAATTAATGGTAAGTGGCTTGATTTCAATAAAGGACATTTGAAATATATCATAACTAAAATTGATGATCGTGTACAAGAACTGTTTGATTGGGAACAATCTCTATCAAATCAAATAGATGAGTGTAATGATTTTGATGGTCTAGTTGAGATTTATCAAAGTCTAAAAAATAATTAATAGAGATTATTAATGACCGATAAGAAATCAGGGTTTTATTCTATTTGGCCAGGAGAAGCCTATAATTATTGCACTCCCGACGACATATATGTCAAAAAAGAAGATGTGAATTGGCTACATCCTTCCCTAGATTTGGGAGCTTCTACTTCCGAGCTTTGGGTAACTGGATGTGACTATGATGCTGGTATACCTCAGATGACATTGGGAAACCTAGAGACTAATAGATCATGTTATTGTTTTTTCAATCTTGATGGATCAAGCAATTGGAGAAACCTCAACGCTCGTGCTTTCAACGTGTGGGCTGTCAGAAAAGATAACACACTTTGGGGGTGGGGTGATGGTTACTGGTTAGGTAATAATGCTACAGCAACAATGTATTGTACTCCAGTTCAAATAACTGCTGCTTCCCCAGCCGGATGGCTTTGTGTTGATGGGTATTTTAATAGTGTAGCTGCGCTTGGAACTGATAATTCCTTGTGGACATGGGGAATTGGTGGTAATGGCCAGTTAGGTAGAGGTACCACGAATGATACGGCTCTTCCAACTTGTTTGTCTGGTTTTTGGAATAAAGTTGCCATGGGTACTGTCTCAGCGCTTGCTGTGAGATGTGATGGTACTCTGTGGTCGTGGGGATTTGGAGCGTTAGTGGGAAATGGTAACACAAATCCTACATCATCTCCAGTACAAGTATGTGGCTTCACAAACAGAGGAATTAAAGATATAGCTGTTGCAAGTAGCGCCGCCTTTGTAATTGATAATCAAGGCGATTTGTGGTCATGGGGTCTAGCATGTTGTGGTATTCGCGGAGATGGAACTACAACCGGACAAGTATCTACGCCAATACAGATAGCTGCTGGAACAAAGTTCAAATGTATTATTCCTTCCGGTCAAGGATCAGGAATGCAAGCACTGGATCAATATGGAAGAAGATTTGTGTGGGGTCGTAATTGTAATATGATTGGGGGTATAGGAGACTCTGACACTACCAGATGTATAAGCGTTCCAACTTTAGCAGATAATTTCAGATGGGTAGCTCTCAGCAAAGGTGTAAATAACACTATGTTTGGTATTGCTATGGATGGCTCATTGTGGGCATGGGGTATTGCAAAAATGTCTGGTACAAACAATTCCGTGCTACTGGATAGATATTGTTGTCCGGTCAGAGTTGGAACCGATAAGGGATGGATATCAGTGGCAACAGGTAGTAATCCCGTTGCAGCTTTGAAAGAAGGTAGAGGAGGATATCTCTAATGTCAGGTAGATTCTATACATGCGCGTTTGGAGATTTTGCAACTGATCTTGATGATGTATTCATTAGAAAAGATTTTGTTGTTGAAGGTGGTTTGTATGCTGCCGGTGCTAGATTCAATGATATTACTGTAACTTCATGTTCATCAACTTTTTCTCCTGTAACAGTTTCTGGTAATTATATAAGATGGAAGCAAATATCTGGAGGTAGCCCAACAAATAATTATGCAATTGATTGCGAAGGACTACTTTATGCCTGGGGAACAAATTCAGACTGCTTACTTGGAACTTGTAGTACAATTGCGACTGCAAGATCTACTCCAGCTTTGATTGCTGGCACCACTCCATTCAAGTGGAAGTGTGTGTATGGTCAAGGTAATTGTATTTTTCCTGGTGGAGCTGCTGCAATACGTTGTGATGGTACTTTGTGGGCATGGGGTAGAAATGATTGTGGTCGTTTAGGAAATGGTAATGTCAGTAATGCAAATAGTCCAGTACAAGTGTTACCTACTACAGGTGGTAACTGCTGGAAAGAAGTTGCAATGGGTTACGAGCATACATTAGGAATAAAGACTGATGGTACCTTGTGGGCGTGGGGTAAAAATAGAGTGGGCCAACTTGGAGACGGTACAACTGTAAGTAAATCAACTCCAATTCAAATCGGTTTTTGTAGGGATTGGTACAAACTACCCAAAAACATGGGTACTGGTGAAAGATCTTTTGCTATTAAATGTGATGGTACTTTATGGTCTTGGGGTTTGAATGGCACTTCTCAACAGCTAGGAGATAGTACTACCACCTGCAGAAGCTCGCCTGTTCAAGTTATAACAAGTGAAACTTTTTGTGAAGTAGCAACAGGAGCAGTTTTTGGTATAGCTATCACAAGGAGTGGTAAACTTTACACGTGGGGACGCAATTGTCATGGATTGCTAGGAATCAATTGTTCAGATGGAACTTTTGTATCTACCCCTGTTGTACCTTGTTGCGGTGAAACTGGATGGAAAACTTTAGCAATCCACACAAACGCAGGTTCTACAAATACTGTCACTGGATCTGGTGGAGTAGTCGCTATCAAAAAGGATGGGTCAGCGTGGGCATGGGGATATGATTGTTGTACGGGAGCACTTGGTCTTGGAGGTACAGGAATCGTTTGTTATTCAACCCCTGTTCAGATAGCTGGTGCAAATAACTGGATAGCCGTGAGTATAACTTCACCTTATGCTGATGGTCCAACATACATGCTTAGAGGCGAAACAACCACTCTTACTTGCGACGCATATGATTGGTACAATACCTATCGTGAGCTAATGTAGACAATAATACTTTACAATTAGTTGTTGACATCACTTCAGATGTATCATATAATCTTATTGCATGCTTAGAACTATCATGTAATATTTGACATCTACTATATAAGGGTTCAGAGCAGGAAATTATTCTTATTGTTAAGGTGAAAAATAATGAAAATTAATATTGGTAGTGGCATTGCAAGAATAGAGGGGTTTTTGAATGTAGACAGTGATTCACTTTGTAACCCTGATTATATTGTCAATCTGGAAACAGACTTGCTACCTTTTGATGATAACACCATCGAAGAAGTCAGAGCTCACAATATCCTTGAGCATATCGGTCCTGGATTTTTTCACTTGATTAAAGAACTTTACAGGGTTTGTAAAGATGGTGCTTTGATCGACATAGTAGTTCCACATCCCTTTCATGATGTATTTTATGGTGATCTAACTCACGTGCGTCCCATCACTGTTCAGTCTTTAAGACAACTATCTAAAACGATTAGTGATTACGAGAAGGATAAGTTTTCTAATTGGTCGGGTCATGCAAACATTCTTGATGTTGATTTCGAAATCGTAAGATTTGAATATGATTTTGACGAAGAATTCATAAAACGAAACAAGAACACCCCTCACGAAGACATTGAGTGGATGATTAGGTCTACAAACAACGCTGTGAAAGAAATTAAAGTTTTGATGATGGTCAATAAATGATTCCTGTTCACTATGCTGTCCAGACGTGCACAACAAAATCCAATCAAGGTAAGAAGAGATTTTGTTCAGACTCAAAATCCGAAATTACCAAGAAATGTGTTACTTCTTTATTTGAGTCCATAGAACATTGTGTATCTATTCATGAATCTGTTCATCACGTTACTATCATTGATGATCAATCTGACAAAGAAACTGTAGACTACTTACATAAGCTATGTACTAAGTATTCGTCTGAATTCATTAAACCAGAATTCAGGACCTTGGAAAATCCTGGATTAATGAATTCCATTCGAGCATGTTATAGTCATTTAGTTAATGACGGGTCGAATATAGGAATGCAAGTTCAAGATGATTACCTATTCGAAAAGGAAGCTGTTTTCGAAATGGTGGACGTCTTTTATCAAATATTCAGTGATACAGACACTCTACCGTTTGTATCTGGCTATCATCCTCCTCACTGGTATTATCAAGAACAACCTAGAGATAGATATAAAGTAGAACCAATATGCATGATTCTTGGTAGAAAAAGATACTGGCGACAATCGTTCAATACATCTTGTTCGTTCCTTACATCAATAGAAAATTACATTAGAAATTGGGACCTTATTGAACGGTTTCTCAATCTAGATCCATTATATGAAAAACTCGAGCCGGAAACTCTTAATAAAATGTTTACAACAAGGGGGGAACTAATGGTTGTCCCCGTAGAAAGTATAACCTTTCATATGCAATACGATGCAGAAAAAGACCCCTACAAGGATTGGAAACCACTTTGGAACTCTATTAATATAGATTAATATGCTTACACTTAGATCATTATGCGAGACGTTGAAGGGATTCAATGAATTTGACGTTGGAATTAAATTAATCGATGTTCTTTCAAAACATGCAGTTACTTTTGAAGAATTCATGCAGGTAGCAGAATGTTACAACGTACTTAAACAGTATCAGAAATCTGTTGATTTTGCTGAGAAAGCATTAGCATGCACTCAGAATCAAGAACTCGTTAGTATGGCAAGATTTAATCTTGTTGGAGCTTATGCTAGTGCTAATTTACCTGAAAAGGCAATCAAGACATATAGAATGATCGAATCAATCTATCCATCAAATATTGATCTTCTAATGAGTAAGTCATTTGCGCACTTTCTTAATAATGAGAAAGATGTGGCTGAGGATATACTGAGATCTTTATTAGATCGTAAAGATTTGACTGAGGAGCAGAGAACAGCTGTGACTTTCAATCTCGGCACATATGAAATGATGAAGGATCAATTTCTACCAGGTCTCAAAAAGTTTTTGTTTGAGGGTAGAAAGATGGACATCTGGAAAAAACCTCAGCTTAGATTTGATAGATGGGAAGGCGAGATTGTCAAGAACAAAAAGATAATCTTATTAGCTGAAGCAGGACTTGGGGACGAGTTCGTCAATTTCAGGTTCATGAAAACAATCAGAGATCTTGGTATGAAACCTATCTGGTTCTCTACAAACAAGCAAACAACACAGATATTCAAAAGATTAGGATTCGATGTAATCAACAACATGGATTACATTAGGTATGATGAAAGTGAGGTATTGTGGACTCACACAATGGATATTCCAGTTTATCTTAACATGGAGTATAAAGACTTATGGTATGGTCCGTACATCTCAGCTGATAAGAATGTTGTTAGTCCAGTCAAAAAAAGTGATAGATTAAAGATTGGTATCAGATGGCAAGGTAATCCTCTCTATGATCAAGATCTTCATAGAACATTACCTGTCAGAGAAATTTATCAAGCTGTAAAACACATTGATGCTGATTTTTATTGCCTTCAAAAAGAGGATGGGTTTGATCAATTCAATGATTTTCCTGGACTGATAGATATATCAAAGGATCTTAAAAACTTTGAGGTTACTCTAAAAGTAATAGATGATTTAGATTTTGTTATTACGTCATGCACATCAATTGCACATGCTGCAGCTGCTATGGGAAAGAAGACTTATATCTTTACACCTATTTCTCATTATTATACATGGTGTCATTCATCCAAATATAGTCCATGGTATGGAGATCATGTTGAAATACTTAGACAAGTAAAACCAAGAACATGGAAAGAGCCTATTTCTGAATTGAAAAAATTATTGGAGATTTATAAAAAATGAATACAATCTTTGCTATCAATGGTGGAGCAGGAAGAGTAATTTGTGCTATCCCTGCATTAGAAAAGTACGCTAGGCTAAATCCTAATGATGACTTCAGGGTAGTTGTTTCAGGGTGGGAGAATCTTTACTGGAACCATCCAATGCTTCAACAAAGAACTTTTGGAATGGGTCATAAGCGATTGTTCGAAGATTACATTAAAAACAGTAAATTAGTTGTTCCTGAGCCATATTCAAATTTTGATTACTATAATCAAAATATATCGATGATAGAAGCGTTTGATCAAGAGATCAATAACACAAGAGATCATAGCGATCTAACTTCACCCAAACTATATCTTCAAAAAGAAGAGACCCTTTCTATCAAGAATCTTCTGGTCACAGCGAAGAAAGAAAAAGGTATTGATAAAGTAGTTGTATTTCAACCATATGGTAGTGCTATGAATCTTAATCATGGTGTACCAAACGATCCTTCAAATAGAAGTATGGATCCGGATCAGGCACTTTACCTAGCACAGAAGCTTTCCAAGCACATGATTGTGGTTTTCTTTGGACCAAAGGAATTGGTTCATCCAAGAGACTCTGTGATGCTTAATGTTTCCAATATGCAACCGGATCTAAGAATGTACTTAGCGTTGATTAACGAAGCGGATTATTTCATCGGTTGTGATTCGGTAGGCCAACATATGGCAAGAGCTCTTGATACTCCAGGTTTAGTTGTAATGGGATCAACTTTTGAAAAGAATGTATCCTACCCAGACTACTTTAAATTTTATCGTAAAGATCAACAGCCAGTATACTCACCTATAAGAATTGCAGGAATTGATTGTGATTTTGCTGACAGAATGAATCAGGGTATCATGGATTTTTCTGATACACAGTTAGATGAAATGTTTGACATTATCGCCAAAGATCTCAACATTGATATTACTAAAACTAAACCATCTGACTACGCCACATCGTGGAATAAAATAATGAGTAAGGGAAAATAATGAATGTATTTGTCAATGGAACTTTTGATATTTTACACCCAGGACATATAGCTCTTTTGAACTATGCTGCATCACTGGGAACAAGATTATTTGTTGCTATTGATAGTGATGATAGAGTTAGATTACTAAAAGGTAGTAATAGACCTATTAACAATATGGGTTACAGAAGAACAATGTTGGAAGCTATTAGATGGGTAGATGAAGTAATTATATTTGAAACGGATGAAGATCTAGATTCTCTTGTAATGAAGATACGACCAAAGCACATGGTCGTTGGTAGTGATTATAAAGATAAAGAGGTTATTGGATCAAGATGGGCAAAGCAGTTACATTTTTTTGATAGAATAAATGGATACTCTACAACAAAAACAATTCAACGTATTAGTAGTAGGTGATTTGTGTACCGATGTCTATCAGTATTACACAGTTAAAAAGATTAGCCCAGAAGCCCCTGTCCCTGTACTCACACCTTACAAAGAACAAAGCTATGCGGGAATGGCAGGTAATGTTACAAATAATTTAATAGCTCTGGGAGTCAAGGTTGATCATATTTACGGACATTCATCGACAAAGATACGATTAGTTGATATTAAATCAAAGCACCAAATAGCAAGAATAGATAACGATGTAATTAGTAAACCATTAACATACCTACACAGATATGATTATGATGCGATCGTGTTTTCTGATTATGATAAAGGATTTATAACATATGATCTGATTCAAGATACAAGGCGTAGATTCAAAGGTCCT